ATGGATAATGCGCTTAAAATTCTCTATGACGAGCTGATCGGCTTTTCGGGGTTGGGCCCCCTAATGGACATGTACCATAAAAACGACTACTCGCCTCTCCATACCTTCCACGGCATCCTGTCAGCCGTCTCGCCGGTGATCCCGTTCCTGTTGCTGATCGAGATCACCCGGGCTCTGGTCTACAAGCGGTTCAGGATAGAGGACTACCGGATGCCCTTCTTTGTCTTTGTCGCCAACCGGTTTCTGTCGCGGTTCATCAGCATCGCGGCGGTTGGTTTTTGTATCTCGGTATTCACCCGGGTTGCGCTGCTGAAGACCAATTTCACCTGGTACTGGCTCCTGTATGGATATGTGGTCTGGGAGCTGGCGCATTTTGTCTATCATTATCTTGGGCATAAGGTACGGTTGTTCTGGTGCCTCCATTCGACCCATCATGCGCCCCAGTCGATGAATTTGTCGGTGACCTATATGCATTTCTTCCTGGAAGCGCCCTATGCGGATGTGATCCGCACTTCGATCTGTATCGCAGCCGGGGTCAACCCGCCTTTACTGTTCCTGATCATGGCGATCGACGGCACCTGGGGCGCCTTTATCCATGTAGGGGACAACATCATGAAAGATGGCCGGCTCGGCATGCTGGGCCACCTGGTCCTCACTCCTTCCCACCATCGGGTGCATCATGCCCGCAATCCGCTGTATATCGACACCAATTTCTGCAACCTGCTGAATATCTGGGACCGGGTATTCCGCACCTATCAGCCGGAAGACCGTTCAGTCCGGATCGAATACGGTATCACCCGGCCCGTCAGGACCCGGAGTTTTACCGACATGTATTTCGGGGAGTTCATTTGCCTCTTCCGTGACATCGCCCATGCACCGGGTCTGTACAACAAGATGCTATACGTCATCATGCCGCCGGGCTGGAGCCATACCGGCGACCACAAAACCGCGCACGTGATGAAGCAGAGCTCCGCCGCTGCAATGCCTATAAGCCATCCGGCGGAGAAAAGCGGGGATTTCGCGGGGAAAAATATCCCGTAAAAAATTTGCTATCAATACATTTTGACTTATTTTTGCGATCCCCAAAAAGCGTAGCTTTTTTCGCGGTTGATTCCGTAGCTCAGTTGGTAGAGCAATACACTTTTAATGTATGGGTCCTGGGTTCGAGTCCCAGCGGGATCACGAACCAAAGCCGCGTCAGTCGTGGCTTTGGTTTTCTTTCTCTTCCAGGCGTGGAGTAATTTTTAACGAAACGGAACACCATCCGGAACACCGTTCAAAAAATTACTGCTATGCCCCTTTTGCTCCCCAATGGCTGCCACATCGGCAAATTAAGCGTTCACCCCCTGGACTGGGATCAGCCCACCGCTGACATATCGATCGAATGGTATATCCATTACCGGTTCCATGATCCCCGCTTTAAAGGACGCTGGCCCAAGGGTTATCCGGTGAAGGTCCGCAATATGAATACCTCCAAGATCCTGGTGCAGCGACAGCGGATAACCAAAAGCCTCCTTGCCAATGAAAACCACAATCTCCTGCGTGGGTTCAATCCTCTCCCGGTGCAAGATTCGGAGCTGGAGATATCACCCACAACGGGACTCGAGGGGGCGCTAAAAAAGGTCTTTCCGCTGGTGCCTGACAGCGCGACCAAAAAGAAAATGGTAAACGCCCTCCCTCACCTGCAGCTGGCGATCACGCAGCTGCGTTATGCCGAGCTTCCGGTCAGTGAGATCGAGCAGCATCACCTGGAGAAGGTCCTGATCAAGGTCGGCCGAAATAAGGAGCTGGAATATGACCGGCTCCGGGCGCTTCCGGAAAGTAAGAAAAAGGCCATTCCGACACAGTGGGGCGCCGAGGCCTTCAACTCCTACCGGGCCTATCTCCAAATCCTCTTTAAGCAGCTCAAAAAGCTGGGGGCGACGAAGGTCAAACCGGTTGATGATATCGAAAAGAAAACCGGCATCAAGAAACTCCGGATCGGATTCACGACGGAGGAGTTTGACCGGATCTGCGATCACCTTAAACCCGACTATTACTCTTTTTGGAGGCTTATCCACCTGTTTTTCCCATTGGGTGCCCGGGAAACGGAGTTCATGGGCATCAAAAAAGAACATGTCAATCTGGTCACCTCAAAGGTCCTGGTGCTGACCAAAAAGGGTAAAGGACCTTGGGAATGGGTATGGAAGACGATCCGGCAAAAGGAATTGTGGCTTTGGCAGGAGGTGATGGCGGAAGGGTCCGCCGGCCATTACCTTTTCTCCGAAGGGCTGCGACCTGGTCCGGTCCTGATCTCTGCCCGACAGCTGACCATCCGTTGGCGGAAGCATGTGAAGAAAAAGCTGGGGGTTCAGCAGGATTTCTATGAACTCAAGCATTCCTTCACCACCAAGGTGGTCAGCATGGCACTGCAGAAGATCGACCAGGCCTCTAGCGAGGCGGCAGCGGTGAACAGCCATAAGGGGACTGAAATGGTGAAGCGGAAATATGACTTGGAGGCGGGGGAGCGGCTGCACCGGGAACTAAAGGATTCGACGGCCGGCCTCTCATAAAAAACCCCGGGTGTACAACGTCCGGAGCTTCGCGGTCCCCGCTTTACGCGATAATATAGACCGGGATTTCAGCGTGCTCCAGAAAACGGAAAAGGGAGAGCTGGTCCACTGCGGTAATAACGATCATGTGCTTGCCGGGGGAAAGTTCATCGTCCTCATATTCGGACGTGACGCCAATCCAGCCCATTCCTTCTGCCGCTTCAACCAGGTTGCCAACTCCCTCATCTTCGAGTAGGCTATAGTCCCTGATCGTAACCTCGTTGGTTTGGGTAACATAGTTTGCTTTCATTAGATCAAACATAACCAAGTCCCGAGATAGTTTTTTACGGGAACCCGTAAAGCACGAAAAAACCCCGGCGAAAGCCGGGGTTATCCTAACAAGGTGACTGATGCTCTAACCAGAATTCCATAACCATTAAACCTTATCCTATACGCCCAAGGTACAAAGAATTACCGATCTGTGGCCTATAGCCTACAATTTATTTTCGGCCGGATGCAGACCTTGCCAGGATGGATGACCGGAAAAGACGGAAATTGCTTCAAAAAATAGGCAAAAGGCTCCGGGAGGTCAGAATCGAGAAAGGATTTAGCATCTCGGGACTGGCAGATCAGGCTGATATCGACCGGTCGAACCTTAGCCGGATCGAAAACGGCGCTGTTGATCCATCTATCTCCACTCTGTATATTCTCGCCGATGCGCTCGATATTCCGATCGCTGAGCTTCTCATTTAGCTTGTCCTTTCAAAGGAACCCGGTCTGGCATGCGGCCGCCGGGTTTTTTCAGCTGATCGAGTAGTTGGCCGTCATAACCTCAACCTTTTTGCCGCCCGTTCCCTTATTGACCGAGATCTTCTGCTCGAATTCCACTTGGTGCCAGCCGGCCGCGGCAGTAAATTCGGCCAAAACCTTGGAATGATAAGAGGAGAGTAAAAACTTGCCTTTGATCGAAGTGAGGACCTGGAGTAGCTGGCGGAATTCTTCTTCGGTATAACCCCGATAGTGGCCACAATCGCTGTTGAAATAAGGCGGATCGCAATAGAAAAAGCTCTCCGGCGTGTCCCGACTTCGGATGATATAAAGCGCATCCATGGATTCAAGCTGAACATTCTGCAGCCGGATGGCATATTCCTCGGTGAAGCTTTCTTTTTTATGCTGGACCTTGCTGGTAGTGCTTGCTTGCTTTTTATCATAGCCCCAAGAACCGTCCAGTATACTGCTGAAGCTCTGACTAGCCAGCACCCAAATCGCCCAAGCGCGCTGGATATCGCTAAACAGATGCGGAGCGCTATAAATGACGCCGGCGTCGCGGTGCAGATCCCGGCTATGCAGGCTAATCCGGATCTTCATCTCCAGTTCGGTGAATTTGGTTTTGACAACCTGGTAGAAGTTAATGAGCTCCTTATTCGTATCGTTCAAGATCTCAACTTTGGAGGGATCCTTGGCGAAGAATTCCGCTGCGCCGCCGGCGAAAACCGAGGCATAGAGGTTATGTACCGGGATGCGGGAAATGATCTCCTTCGAAAGACGTTGCTTGCCGCCATAATAAGTGAGCGGTGTCTTCAGGTGAATTCGGGTCATAATGGTAATATTTGAGTTTGTTGCTTGCCACTCTCAAATAAAAGCCAGCCGTGGAAACGGCCGGCCCCAAAACTAACTGCTTATGAGAAAACTGCCCCCTTGGGCTGAAGGTGGTTCTTCTAGGAATTCGTTGTCGTACCGGTACCGGCAGAAGCAGCTGCAGCAGGGATCGGGTTGAATGTAAACTTGCTGGCTACTGCAACCGGAGGAGGAGGCGGCGGAGGCGGCGTCACCGGTGCGGTAAAGATCAGGATGCCGGAGCTGGTCGGTATAGGATTACCATTCACATCCTCGGCATCGAAATTGATCTGGCCGTCGCTGGCTGATCCCGGAGTATTCTCCGTGACCACAAAATCTTCTTCATCGGAAGGTGTCGAAACGGTGAATCCCGGAGGATTACCGCTGGGGCCCGGGACGACCGTGTACTTGCAGGATCCGCTTTTGTAAGCTGAATTGGGAAGCACGTTGTCGCCGGAATCGAGCGGCGCATTAAAACCTGATACGGGTGTGCCTGATGGCACGGTTAAAGTAGGCGCATTCATTGCTGAAAATTTTAAAGTATTAATAATAAAAGTGAACCGTGATTGATGTGCGGGATGCGGCTGATGGCGGCGGTGAAAGTGTTCATGCAATTCCGCCTTCGCCTTTCGGATATCCCTTTTACAGGTCTCTATCCACTCCCTAATTTGTTGTTCGAGCATATTGTCAGTTTTTAGTGCTGTGATACGTCTTCCAGGGTATCCCATCGCCAGAGCTGCCATTTCGGTTCGAACTTCGATTCCCTCGGTTTCTTCTTTCCCTGATCGATGAAGGCCTGGAACCGTTCCCGGATCTCCGGCCGCATTACATGCGGTTTTTCAGGAAATGGGGATTTGCGCCGCGGCATGGGCTATTTAATTTCCGCCCAATGCCATGTTCCGGGCTCTTTGGTTTCTGAATAGACTGCAGAAGTAACCCAGATATCGGCAGGTCCATCGGTGAATACCCGTAAGTTAACTTTCCCTTCATCGATATATCCAGGCTGATCCAGCCATGGGTTTACGATGATTGCGGGCAATGGCGAAGTCTTGTTGGAGTTCTTGTTACTTTGATTATCGCTGTCTGTTGGAACATACATGACTATGCGACCAGATGAATATGACTTTGGAGAGTTCATAAAAAGGTGTTCGGTATCCCCGTCCCCGGTTTTAAAAATTGAGGACCTTTCGGGCCCGTTCATAATTAGCGGTCCGGACGTCGATGCCGTTCTGACCACCATTGACCAAAAGCGTCATCCACTGGATCTTTGTGTAGGTCTTTCCGTTGTGATGCCAGACCGTCGTCCAATCCTCCGGATGATCACACACCGCATTCAATGGCTTGGCCGTTGTCCAGAACCAGCAGGCGGATTGTATTGCATATTCTGGCTGCAAGAGCAGATCCGGGTTGACCAAAAGCCGATCGTCTGCGAAGATGTCTTTGGAGCACCATTGATAATTGCCACGGCCAGTTATCTGGATAAGGCCTCGCCCCTTGTACTTCACGCCGTCTCCCGGGTGAATATTTCCTAGATCCGACCGGCCTTCATATTCGGCGCCGGTGGCCAGCTCTTTTACATGGGAAAAGTTGATAGATTCTTCTGCTACCTGCGCGAGGAAACCGCCTATGCGTTGCGGCGTGTCGATGTGATAGTGCGGCAGCAGCTGCTGCAGGAAGGGCAGATACAAAGCCAGGTTCCCGGGGGTGATCCCGGGAACGATGGCCTGTAGGATGGATTGGTCTATGGTCATGGGTCTAGGTTTGTTAGATGAAGGGTTGAATAACGGCGAAAATCACCAGGGCCAGGATCTCGATGATCCATGTCCGGGCGCCGAATAGGCGGAGCTCGATCTTATCCTCAAGGGAAGTCGACGAAAGACTGATATAGGTCCAGGATAGCCCTCGGAAACGGTTGAGGGCGACATTAAATACCGTCAGCCGACCCGCTCCCTGCGCAATGCCGTAGAGCATGAACTTATACCATGGGACCAGGGAGCCGCATACCCACCAACCCGCCGCAAGGATCAGTAAGGCATAGGCGGCCGCCCATAGTCCGTGATAGATCGGCCGGTTATTTTTTATCAACCGGCTTTGCCAATAGGCCATCCCGACCGTTATGACCAGGAGGATAAGTTCGGATAGGTACACCATGCTAATAAGTTTGTGGGGCGGTTGACCAAAATGACTCCAGGTCGCCGCCATACTTCATATAGTCCATCTTCCTGATCTCCCGCTCCGTATTAAAGTAGTAGAAGCCGCCGATGAAGCTGCCGCCAATCACAATGGATCCGAAGGCGATCATCAGTGTCCACATAGCGTTTTGCCCATTGGAGGTGAGATAGACGTAAATCCCCATGCCGATCAACACGATAGCGATGCCGACGACCAGCATCCACTTATTTCCACTTCCCCACTTTTGATAGAGCGTGAATTCGACGATATATACCGAATCGCAGAATTGAGGGTTGGAGCCGGCATTGGCCGCTGGAATTTCGCGCACGTCGCCGGCGTCGAGGAGTGCTTGCACGGAATCGGTAAGCGGAGAGAACGCACAGGATTGAGCGACCTGTCGCCCGACAATCTTGTTGTGATAGTCTTTGCTGCAGGAGGCAAAGCAGAGGATCAGGGCAAATAAGGCGAAGATTTTCATATTTATTTTTTTAGTAAAGCCCCTAGCAGCACGACGACGATCGCGCCAGCGAGGCCCTTGTTTAGAAACTGGCTAAATTTCAACCTTCCCCCTACTTTTTGATAATCGGAATAGAGGGCGTTATACTTGGCCGCCTGGAAATTGACGGTTGTGTCGGCGTGCAGATAAAGCGATCGCCAGGAAGCGGCTGTGCTGTCTTTGATCATGCCCTGCTGGACCATGGCGCTCACCAGGCTATCCGTGAGCAACCGGTATCCGCTGACAGCTACTTTTCCCGCCTCCACTTCCGTGGACAGAGTATCGCAGGTAGCAATGATCCGAATGGTATCCTTCTGGACCTCGGCTGTATGCAGATTGCCGATCGTGTGACCAATGGCTTTTCCGTCAACCACAACGGCACTATCCGCTGTCGATCGTTCTGCCATGAGCCAGTTGATCTGATTCTGCTGGTCGGCAGAATCCTGCTGCAGCTGCGCAATATGGGCCATTTTTGCAGTGGAATCGGTCTGTAGGGCTTTGATGGCGCTGTCCAGGCTTGCATTATCCCCAGCATGCGAAGGGGGCGAGTAGCAACCTCGAAGAAAGTAAAAGACAGCGCCGATGATCAGCGCGGTGCAGATGAGAGGAATCCATTTTGTCATTACGTTCGTTTTTGTCGGACCCCTGCGCGATAATCCTGCGAGGACCAGGATTATCGCCGGGCATCCGGTTTTACAATTTGGCTTTAAATGCGGCCAGGGTTTGAGCGCCGGCGGCTGTAGCGGCTTTGATTTCCGCATCCAGCTTCGCCTTCAGGCTCGCTTTCGTGTTATTCCAGGCCACCAGAGCGCCTACAATAAAGCCGGCAGCTCCCACTACGAGGTACAGTAGCATATGATTGTTTTTTGATGACGGGTTATGGTTTCGCCTGATCGGGCGCAGTGTCCGGGTCCTTGAGGCCGAACTTTCCCAGCGTTCCCTTAATTGCCGGAATCGCACTGTCTCCGAACACCAGGGAAATATTGATCACCAGGAATTGATAAAGCTGCGACTGGAGATCGGCTTGCAACACTCTGGTGTGGTCGTACAGGTTAACCAGGACGACAGCGATAAAGGTGAACATGGCCAAAAACAGAATGACCCTTTTACTGGATAGTGTGCCGTCAGGGCCTGTCAGAATGGATTTTAGCATTTTCATAACTGCTTGTTTAATGTTTAAAAATGTGCTCCACGATATAGGTGAAAATCAGAGCGATGGTCCCGCCCGCCATGCTCCACATCAGTTTCACCTGGGTATTGCTTTTGATCGCGGTTTTTTCGATCCGGTCGACTCGTTCCTCGAGATTTTCTTTTTGCTTTTCCAGATCAATGACCCGCTGGATAAGTCCGCCGTCTCTGGCCAGTTCATTACCGACCAGGGCGTAATGGATGTTATCCAGCTTTTGGCCAAAGGCGGCCACATCCTTTTTGATATCCCGAATATCGGCCTGCGTAGCGGCGACGAGGTGTGGGTTTTCGGATGCCATATTATTGCAATACCGGTTTTTTCCCGGCCGGTACGGTGAGGTAAGTGGGTGAATAAAGTTGTAGGATCATGCCGCTATAGGCCGGGATCGTCACCGATCCGGTATGCGGCGCCCCGGTCACGTCCAGGTAATAGGCGTAACCCAGGCTCATCGATATCGGTGCCGCCGTCGGATTGTACAGAAGGACCTGCGGGCCGTTTTGCAGCGTGCTGTGGCTATCGTAGCTCGTACTGGACTTAAAGCCCGGGAAGGACCTGGTGGTGCCGGCGTCGACGGACGACTTCGTGTAAAAGAGATTGGTCAGCGTATTAACCGGCCCGAGATAGCTATTATAATCGATGGCGCCGAAGTTGCCAAGATCATTATTGGGACTGGTGAGCTGCAAGGCTCCGAACTGGGACGCGAAGACATTATTTTCAACCACCAGGCCCACAATAGGGGTGGCGCTCGTTGCGGCGGCCAGAAATTGCGTCCAGCCTTCCCCATAACCGATGTTACCGGTAAAGGTGTTATAAGGCCCGTGGTCGAAATAGCAGATGGAGTTGACATTGCCCACGACGCAGTTCGTCACATCGACGCTGTCGGAGATATTGTCGTTGTAAATGCCGCAGGCGGCCGAGGAGTAATTCAGGCTAACCCCATTATGCGAAATCGAACTACCGCCGCCGATGCAGATGAGGTTTTTCACCTTGCGGCGCCGGGCGAAGGCAGTATTCCCACCCGTGCCGATCCAGGTATAGTGCGCGGCGCCGTCCTCGAGGATCTGGCACCAATTGCGGATGTAACTGGAGTCGTCGTCGAAACCGCTGCCGTAGTTGGCGATCGCTATATAGCCGATGGAATCGAGGAAGCATTTTTTGACCACCGATCCGCTGTCGCCGGCGATGATGCCGCAATAATACTGGCTGGCATTACCGGTATGCCCCATGCCCGGCTGCATGCCGATATCAAAAAGCGTATCGTAGAGATAGGAATTATTGTAGTTATTGGCATTCTGCTTCAGGATACCATTATCCGTCATGTGCAGGATCTTGGTGTTGAGGATCGTTACGCCGCCTTCGCTGCGCAGCTGGACGCCGTCAAAGCCGTAATCCAGGGTGTCGTTCGACAGCGTTACTCCGGACGCCGCCTGGAAGGCAAGAATGACATTGGCGTAGTTGCCGCCCTGGATGTGCAGGTGATCGAGCGTGAAGTTCACGGCCGCGCTGTAGACCGGGGTATCTACGGCCGGAACCGTAACGCCGGTCGGCGTGGTCGTGCTAAAAATTTGCACCGTTCCCGCTGTATTCCGCCACTGGTTCTGAATTCCGGGGAGACCGCTTTGCTTGAAGTAGCCTGCCGCGCCGGCACCATTGTAAGTGAGAGCCGGACTGACGGTGATCGTACTGCCGGAAATGCCAGTTATTGTTACCTTATCCAGGGTATAGGCGCTGCTTTTCACGATCAGGGTGTCCCCGACTTGGAGGATACTCGCATGCGCAGCATCGGTAAAGCTCGTAGTGTTGATCTGCGTCATCGCCCAGTATTGCCCAAATCCGGCAGAGGTGCTTTTGCTTTGAAGGACACCGTTGACGGCGAGTAGATTCGGTTGGGGGCCCGCATAAGTCGTTTGCCAGACGTTTCCGCCGATACTGGTCCAACCTGTAAGTGCCACCATGCCGCCGATAATTGGCAGGTTGCCGGTGCCGTACGAGGTGTAATAAACGCCGGATACGGGGGCGAGCTGTATCGCATAGGTGCCGCCCGCCTGAAAGTAAACCGAATCGCCTGCAGTCAATGAAAGGCTCGGTATATAAGACGCCGGGCATGGGGCGGGATTCGTGCAGGCAGTCCCGGATCCGGAGGAGGAGATATAGAAGCCGGCCTGCGTAGTCGAGGTAACGGTGAAAGAAGTAGTCGTGGAATCGGCTTCCCAATACTGCCCCTGTGTCAGGACCTTCACTACGTAAGTACCTGGTACCAATCCGGTGATGGTATCGGTCTTATTTACCGGATTGTCCACCACTCCCATATTCGGGGTCGATGGCCCGGATACAAACGAAAAACGGACATGCTGCAATCGCGTTCCACCATAAGTGGATGCCGCAGCCGTTAGGAAGCCCGTTGATCCGGACCAGCTGGCGGAAAGTGCCGCATGAATAGAATAGCAGGTAACGGTGATCGCCGAACACTGCGTGCTGGAAACCGGACCCCCTACGCACGCGTTAGAACAACCCTGAGAAGTGGATGGAGCGCAAGTATTGGCGAAGGCATCATATGCCTTTGTGAAATAGGGGAATTGGGCGCCGTCAGGTTGCACCGCTGAGAGGTTACTGGACGCATAGTCGGCATAATGAACACCCATCGGGGCGACGAATATTTTATACCGGCCGCAAAACCACCAGTCCCCATTCTGGTCTTGATAGATATTGTAATAGCAGTAATAACCGCCATTCAGCAGCGTCTTCCAGTTTGTTTTGCCCGCGCAAATAACAACCGGTGTAAATTGTACGATCTGACCCGCGCTCTCATCCGATCCGCCATCGTTATAGGGAGAAGAATAAGCGGCAAAATTGAGCTGCGCCCCGTTCCCCAGCGTACCCTGCTCTGAGCTACCCCACCCTACCAGCACCCTGGTGCTTCCCGAGCCCACCAGCATGTGCGTGCTGGCCATATCTGTCACAATCGTATCGATTGGGCCGATCGCTGTCACAGTAGAGGTAAGAATCTTTGAGGTGATGTCTGTCGGGTTATTGAGCGGATCGGCTCCTACAGAAGTCGAATGGCACATGCGCCAGCCATATGTTCCCCACCCATAAACCCGCTGCACGCCGGCGGAATCGAAAAGGGCATAATTACACTCCAGGCCCCCGGCCATCATACGTATATTGTGCGCATGCTGTCCATTGACTAATATCTCCTGCGGGGTATTATAGCCTCCATTATAAGTGCCAGCGCTTTCCCCGAAGGATGGGCTGCCATAACCAAGAGAGGCCTGATGCGCTCCGCTTACGCTCCAGGTATAAATTCGCTGGCCAAGCACGATACCACCCGCGACTGTGTCGCAAAGCACAAAAACGGTGAAAGAAGAATAAATTTGAATCGCCTTCAACCCGGCTGGGAGCTGGACCTTCACCCATTTCATCAAGTCGGTTGAAGCCGTCCCATTTCCGCGAATGCCGTTTTTTAGGTCCCCGCATATCCATATAGAACTGTCCAGACCATCTCTGGCTACAAAAAAACCTTCCTCGCCGTCCTGAAAGTTCCACCCAGCTGTCATCATATCGAAGAAGTGGCTGGAACTCCCCGCGCTATCCTGTATCCCATCATAGACATTATTTCCAGTTATGTAAGGGATACCCGACTGCTGGCCGCCGAACCACGGATGACCATTGTAGTCCAACCATGCGGCACAGTGGAGACTATTGACAGACACTTTCATCTTTGTGGAGGTCCCGATCAAAGAGGCGGTACCAGGCGTTCCGGTACCCCCATTACACATCAGACCCGTTGCATCCGTGAAAACCACTCCGAGACTGTCAGAGCTTCTGCCGGCACCCATATATTCTCCTAAGGAGTAATCAAGGATTTTTCGTTGCCCGAGAGTGGCCAGCGGCAAAAAGGATAATATGATGATGAGGTTCTTCATTATTGAACTTTCATGGTGAAGGTTGGAACCGTTTGAATAGAATTGATCGAACCGGTCCCCCATTGCGCAACCAGTCCGATCGCGTTCGAAACTGTGGTGTTGATGGAATAAGTAGTGCTCGAACTGGCGCCCAAAAATTCATATGGAACTTGACCAGATACGGTGAAAATCTGCGATAGAGTCACCGTGCCACCACTGCCAGTCGTCAGGATGGTAATTTTGGCAATATAATGGACTGGTGTATTGCTGGCGCCGTTGGGTAGAACAGGTCCCCAACTTACCGTCGTCGTACCTGCAATTGAAGGACCGATGGTAAAAGTTCCTATAGAAGAAGCAGCTGTGCTAAGTAGCATCTCCCCTTCCAGAATGATGGTCTGACCGACTTGTAGGGTGTTCGCTGGAATAGTGAGCGATCCTGTCCCGGTAGCGCCCATAATATTCGTAGCAGATGTCCCGGTCAATGCCGCGCCATTGGCAGTCTGAGAGAAGAGGATGGGATTCGTCGCTGCTGCTAAAGCATCCGCCAATAGCAGATCAACGCTGACCGCCGCATGCGTCATTCCCTTAAGAAACTTAAATCGGGGCGTATCGCTGAATTGTCCGGCCCATCTGTCGCCATCACCCGCTATCGTATTCTTACTGCCTTCCTGTGCTATCCCATGCAGGCACGAAAAGAGAAGGGCAAAAAAAAGTATCTTTTTCATAATGAATTGATTAGTGTACATATCCTTGGGCAATAATCCACCGGGCTATCGCATAATCGCACGCCCCAGTGGGGTGAATGTTATCGGCCTGCATCGGGCAGCCGCTGGTCCCGATGCTCTGTGTGTAGGTCCATACGTCAGCGAAGGTGATCCCCAGATCCGTGGCGATCTGCGACAGCGTCCCGGATGGCCCCGCCATCCCAGCCTGACAGGTTTGGGCGGAGTGATAGGGCGGAGACATGATGATGATCTTCGATCGAGAATAACCGTAGTTGATTAACTTATTAATCTGCGCTTCATAGTCCAACTTCCAAGTTGTGGCATTGCTAACGCAGTAGTCGTTTGTCCCATATTCCAGCAAAACCCAGCCATTATTAGCACCGCGCATATAGCTCGATGTAGTTGCGAAGGCATTCGGCGGCGTGACGACCTTAGTCCCGGCGATCCCATAATTGAAGTAGTCCTTCCCGAGTGTGTCAGCGATGAAGTAGAGGAAACATGAATCGGCATTCCCCAGGCCATAGCCCGCCATGATGCTGTTTCCGAACCCGGCCAGAAAATCATTATTGGCCAGCCCGTACTTCGTTTGGAGATAATCTCGTACACTCTTGTCATCGGCATCCTTGGGAATACCAGACACCACGATGCATTCCTCGATGTTGTAATTGCAACCGCCGCCAGAAGTCGTCAGCCCCATATTGAATGCGGTCATGGCGCCGGTACCGGGGTTATTCGTGCCCAAATAATAGTAGATGTTCTTCAGCTCCTCATTCACTTCCACGCTGGAATTGGTGCCGTTAAATACCAATTTGAAAATCTGCCACGTACTGCGGGCATTCATCACGTCCTGGGTCTTCCAGTCGACAGACGCTACAGCGCACAGCGTATATCTTCCCCTCGTATCCGGACCGGTGTAGGCGATGCCGTTGGTCGAGGAGGACCCGAATTGGAAGAGGTTGAGGTGATTGCCATAGGTGACCCCCTGGACGACGATGTATACAGTATAGGGTTGTGACAGAGCAATCCCGCCCGAGACCGCCATCGTAGCGTTGGAGATGCTGACATAGGGCAAATCGTTCGGGCCGCCATAATAGACAACGGTCGGAGATTTCGTGGTGTCCGACTGCGTGAGATTGTAGTTATTGCCGCTCTTGTCGTTGACCTGGGTGATCCGGGAGGCGCTTCCCGAGGCATTGACGGCGAGCGTAGATTGATCCTGAAAATCGTACCAGCAAACCAGACCGGGGATGTCCTTGGGGTTATAATAGAAGGCGGCTTGAGTGGTTTGGTTAACGTTCAATATAATACTTCCCGGCTTCGAAGTCGTGTCTGCATTCAGGCCGCTACCGGCCACCACGGTTTTAATGCTATCCGTTCCGGGCGTGGCAAGTGGAATGGCGCCTGCATTGCCCATTCCGCGGTTCAAAAGAGTGCCCCCAGAGGCACTAAGTGCGCCATTCACGATCGCTAAATTGGCGCCTAAAGCTACTTTACGCACCGAGCTGTCCGCATCTTGAACGAGAAGGGAGCCTGCGGGTGTCGCCCAGGTTAGTCCCCTTAGCAACATACCGGTCCCAACGGAATCCAAAATATATTGCGCATTGGTCGCGCCGGCGGTATTACCGAGATTCTGGTAAACCGTCGAATCCCAATGACCGAAGGGAGAGCCGAGAGCAATGAGATTCAATCCATCCATGAACACTCCCCTTTTTGCATAAATATTAAACGGCGGGATGCCAGCGATCCCTTGCGCGACCGCCCGGTCAACATATAGATCATTAGCCGCTTTGGTCGTGCTATCATGCGCCGTCTGAGTCGGAACCGTCGGATTGCCGGTGAAGGAGGGCGAGGCAAGTGGCGCCTTTGCGGCCAGCAGGGCATTAACAACCGCCAGGATCGAGTCTACTACCTTTTGGCGAGAGGCCTGCGTCACATATCCCCCCGGATCCGTGGCGATACTGTCATTGATTGCTTTCTTCAAGGCAAGTGCCGCATTGAAAATAGCCTGCAAGCTATCGGATACCTTTTGCCGGCTGGCCTGAGTCGTATACCCGCCTGGTGACGTGGCCGCGCTGTCCGATATATTCTTCTTCAGCACCAGCAGAGCATTGAAAATGGCCTGGAGACTGTCGGACAATTTCTGCTTCGAGGCCTGGGTGACATAATTTGACGGCTTACTAACCCCGCTATCGGTAATCTGCTTATATTTTGCCACATTGAAGCCGTCGGTGTGGAAACCGCCGCCTTGTGAGGTGGCGGAGTCGAATCCGGAGGAGATCAACCCGCGCAGCGACGCGGCGCTGTCGACGAGGGCGTTCCGAAGACTTGCTCCTGTGTCGATGACCCCCATCTCGGCTAGGGCGACGTCCAAGCCGACCGTATCAATCCGGTGGGATAGATTCAGCGTATCTGATGGCGGTATGCCACCTCCGCCGCCTCCGGATGGCAGGATCTGGAAGAACGGCAGGTGGTGGATTGAATAATGGAGAGTATCGTTCGAAATATAAATAGTGTCCAGGAAAGAAGGCAGCTGGCTAAGCGGGACCTGCCCACCGGCTAAATTCGGAATAGACAGCCCAATTTGCGCGTTGATGGTATTTAGGACCTGCGTAGAATCCATGTTCAGCAGGTTGATCGCATGCATAGTGGCATTGAGCGTCTTGGCGGTGATTGCCCGGACACCATTGACGCGAATGCTGTCATTAATCTGCTGCTCTATCGCTGCCTTGCCTGCATCCTGGCCATGAACAGCTATGACCAGGAAGACGGGAATAAAAAATATCAGTAGTTTCTTCATACTCAATTATTGAAATCAGGACCAAAGTCCTGGTTAAAGTCTCCCGGGTTGTTACATTCGACGTCGACGGTAGTCGTTCCGATATACACGCCGCCGGCGCCGATCCGGATGAAGGACTCTTGCCCGTTACCGGTAAAGGGATACATGGCATAGAACCCTTCTCTTGCGATTTCATAGGCGGGTCCGGATAGGACGTAGAGAATATCGCCAGGGACCAAGCTGTTATACTGGGCGCTGAAGAGGAAGGCTGGATTATTCGACACAAATGACGAATAGCAGTACATCTCCTCCAGTGCGGCGATCACTCCGTTTTCATCAGGATAGATGGTGGTAATATCCACCATCGCTCCGGTGCGGGAGTAAACGGTAGCCGTCCCGTTTACTCCACCGTAAAACACTCAAAGATCCCGGCCGGAATAGCGACGGGTGCCGGCAGCACCTGGCTGATCCAGTCGACCTCCACTTCCCAGACTACGATTCCCTGCAGGTCGTCGGGGATCTGCGCCTTGGGCTTCCAGACGGCCGTCTTATCGGCCACATGCAGCTTCGTATTCGACCGGAAGGCGATGTACCAGTCCCGGCTAAACATGAGGGAGTTGTAAAAAGCAGCGTTGCCGCTATAATTCGGGTCGCGAAACTGCACTTTGAAGTTGTAGGTTAGGTTCTGCTCTGGCGTATCGCCAAAGCCCGTCACCGTCTTGGGCGTGCCGCCATCGAAATCACCGGAAGTCTCCGGGATGATGACGATCAGGCCTGCCTCGATGCCGGCCTGCCATTCGGCGGGGTCCGTTGGATCGTTGAAGACCCAGCTCTTGTTGATGACCGCTACCGAGCGCACCCTGGCGGCCTCAAGGGGCGCACAAGGATCGCAGGAGTGATTGGAGCCGATGCCGCACTCCGATCCGTAATAAAGAATTTGAGACATTGGTCAAAAAATTTAATAATCCAGGTTCTTTCGCTGCCATCAGCAGCCGCAAATGGCGAGGCAATCCTTTCGGTAGCTGCTCTCCACTTTATAGTTGATCTGAAACAAGATGCTTTCCGGTTTCAGGAAGTTGTCGGCGCCAGGATACTCCTGCGCGAAGACCGCTCCTGAATTAAAATTGGTATCCGACAAGGAAACAATAAGCGAGCTAAACCCTTCGCTCGGATATTCCATCTTCGGGATCTCATCGATAAACCCAGAGATGATCACGGCCTCCAGTTCATCGGCCGATAGCCGGATCCGGCTCCGGTCGGCATAGACGATCATATACAGGATCGCCGAATTTTTGATCCGGTGCTGCCCGTCACCGAACTGTTTTGAGGCCGGCTCGGGCACGGTCACGCTGCGCTGGACCTTGTGATAGATGATCAAGGGAGCGGTGTCGTCGATCCCGATGTATTTCGCTTCCCCGTCGGATATCCATACCGTCGGGATGGACTGTTTGCCCCCTCCGGTGACCTTATCGCGCATTACATTCATCGCAATCCCATTGAACTCGCCGCTGGCAAATCGTTTGTCAGTCAGCGTACCGCGCTGCAGTCCCTGGTTGATCAATCCGACGATATGGTCTAAAAAGGGCATTAGGAATTAAAAATTTTCATGATTTCATCCGCGGCAATTTGTATCGCGAGATCCTCTTCGCGGGCAGTCAGCCCGAAAATCTCTTTTCCATAGGTCTTCTCCACATAGCCTGCTTTATTGAAGTTCTCTTCATTCGAATAGCCAAGGCCGTAGCCGTCCTCCGTAGCTACGACCTTGAAATCATTCTCCATCTGACGGGTCAGGCTCGCCACTACCTTGGTGTCACTTGTGCGGTTATAATTCGGTCGGGGTTGCCCCTTGTTCTTTCCCTTGGTGAAAACGCCGGAATCTTTCGGCTGCCCTTTGTTTTTTCCACGGACAAACCTTTTGGAATTCCCGAAATCGCCCGTCCGAACCTTCATATATTCTTGCCCGTATGTCCCGATTTGGCCGCCAGTAACGTCCCTACCCTCTTCATGGATGCGATCATGGACGTCGGCTAAAAGAGTTGTGGCCACCTTGCGCATGACGATATCGTCCTGTCCGAGCTGCTGAAGCTGCTCCAAGGCGGATCCTAAACCGGGCGATATCGTAACCTTAGCTTCGATCACATCGTTATCATTTCGCGGTACGTGACGGGAGCATTACATTCAATGCAGCAATCGCTCGTCCGGATGTCAATGCCGTCGAGGGCCTGCTTTAACATCTCGGTCGATTGCGATTCGAAATATTCCTGGTTGGCCTCCGCCTGGTCCCGGTCAATGGTCGTATACCGGTTGATCCGGTCAGAGGCCAGGCGTTCGATCATGATTTCCGCTCCCAGCAGGTATTGCAGGGCATCGCCGAGGATATACCGGTTGTTCCAGGCGAGGGCATCATAGGTGCATCCTACGCTGAAGACGCCGGTCAGTCCGTAGGACTGCATGCCGAAGGCCAGATCGGTGAAATCCTCCTGGACGATCGTCTGAGCGCCGCGGATATAGGCATTGCAAAAGACAAAGCCATAGATCCAGTTGACGCAGGAGGAGCATTCCCATTCCACGGTCGGCGGGATATACAAGTTTGTGCCTTGCACCTCGGTCGCATCGTAGGCCACAAAAAGTCGGAAAGCCGTATAACGCTTCCCGATCTTGATCCGGTTCCAGCCCACCGTCGCGGTCGCAGCTTTGATCAGGAAGGTGTCCAGAATGGTTCCGGTGTTCAAATCAAAAATGTTGACGGTAACATCATTGGTCGGAACCCCATTCAGATAGAGGCTTACTTCCTGAATAATGGTCGACTGAAAGGGCGATGCCACGATCCGCTGCATATTTTTGAAGGTCAGCTCGATCGAAAAACCTCGCCATTGAGGGGCGGGATCATAATAGACGGGATCGATCTGCCGGAGCAGGTCGACCGATTGGATAACCGTTTTAAGGCGATACCGGTGGTTGAGGGTCGAATAGATCGCCATCTGAAATTTCTTCATCGCGCGTTTCTGGATGGTATTCCATACCTGCTGATAGGTGAGCTGATCGGAATCGGCGACCTTATCGATGGATTTCAGATTAATTCCCGGAAGGTCATTGACATATAGGCCGCTATCCGGGAGGATCCCCGAAATTGCCCCGCGAAGCCCGATATAGTCAATAAAACAGTCCATCGTTTTGTAAGGATAGGGAGCGGCGGATAACCGCTCCCTGGTTTATGGTTAAGGCGTCAGACGATTCTAATCGTTGGTGATCAGGTACCGGAAGGTGCCGTTGCTGCCATACAGCCGGTCCGTCGGATCGTAGGCGTCTCCCGGGATATTGAACAGGTCATAGGCCTTAGAGACGTAAAGTGCCCAACCCCGATTGAACGTCTGGGCATAGCCGCCGGGGCCCTGCAATTGGGTCGGGCAATCGATATACTTCAGCTGACAATCCAGTTCGAGGCGCGGAAGGGCATTGCCCAGGGAATCCTCCCCGGGAGGGGTCATTGTAAAGAAGATCGAACCACCCTTGAAGCCGGCCGCGAATCCCTTATACCGTGCGCGGGTGACAAATTGCACCGCATCGGCCGCGAATAACGCGATTTCATTCGCGCCAAAGGCATTAACGGTGGAGGAATCCCAGTACCATTTATACAGTTTCTCGAAGGCCGCCGTGTCGATACCGATGAAATCATTCCCGCCTTTGGCTAGTTGCTGCAGCACATAATTGTGCATGATCCCGTTGCCTACCATCAGCATTGGACCAGCATTTTCATTCTCCTTCCACTGCGTGAGGAGCTCTGTCATACCGCTGGCCAGGTTGTTTTTGGTGGCGTCCAGCAGGATATTGACCGATACGGCGTTGTTGTTGCCCGATTGCGGGTTGACGCCGAAATTGGCCGCCAGCTTTTGGGTGAGATCGGCATTGATGTCATGGAAGACGCCATTGAGCATCTCCATTAGCCGGTCGAAAAACTCCTGCATGAAGGTCGTCGTGCTCTTAAAGCCCTCCACCTGTCCGGCCGTGTTGACCTTGGCGACACTGGTGGCTTCCGCCAGGTACTTCGACATCGTCGCGTCGTCAATGTAGAAGCCGATCTTCCGAAAGAGGGACAGGTTGACCGAGGCCTCCTTGTAAACGGGCACATTGTCAATGTTACAGTCATCGGTTGTGATCGTCTGACCTTGCGGAAGGCGGTTCCGGTACTTGATCTGCATCGCGCGAATATGACCGGTGCCGTCGTCGATTCCTTCATTGATGATGTTGGGAGCTTCCGTATTCTCGAGCAATGCGCGGAGAAAACCGGGAGGGGTTATTTTCTTAGAGGGGGCGTTTCCTTTGGCCACCTCCGTCAACTGGGTCAGGAGATAAGGCGCAAAGCCTAACCCGTTGTTAGTAGGATAAATGCCAGGCATGTGAAAAAGTTGAGAAGATTATCTCAGCTTCAGTACCTATGCGTTAAAGCCGGATGTGGCAAGGGCTCCCAGGGATGCTTGATTGGCCTCGAGCAGCCGCGTGTTTACCTTTTTGTCGTCACCGGTAACAATGGTCTGTTGCTGATGCGAGGGATCACCAGTTTTTGACTGGTCGGTAACGGCGAGCAGTTTATTGCTCGACAACACGCCGTCGAAAAATCCGTCGGCGTCCACTTTGTTGTGCTTCGAATCGTAGTAATCCGAACCATCTTGTTTCAAAACTCTTATGACGCCATCCTTATTGACGACCATCAGCCCTTCTTTGGCGAGAGCCTGATCGATCAAGGTTTTGGCCGTAATTATGCTAACTCCTTTGGGGAGCTCTTTGTTGGCGTAGTTCTTTCCTGCCAGGATGGCCTCGACCATGAGACCTGTTTCCCGAGCGGAAAAAGTTTTCTGGCGGTTGTCCAGCTCAGTTGTGTGACCTTCTTTGGTCAGGCGCAGCTGCTCCTGGAGCTCCTCGATCTGCTTTTGCAGCTGTCCCTTTTCGGTCTTACTGGTGGCATTGTCCTTTGCATCCCGTAGCTCAAGGAGCTTGTCGGTGAGCATCTCCATCTTTTTAACGGTAGATTTCTCACTTTCTATCGGCGCCCAGTCCGCATCCGGGATCTGCCGTTTTTGAGCGATCTTTTTGAGCGATGCGTCCATACCATCCGCCAAGGCGGCAAAAAAATGTCGCTTAAGATCCGGATGGCTCTTCGCACTATCCATCGTGAGCAGGGCGGTTTCAATTTGATTAGCGACCGCGTCCGGCACTTCCGCAGCAAGGCTCAGCAGCCCGGCAAAATCGGCGCTTTTTGTCGCCAGATCATTAATGTCGACCCCGGCCTTCGTCGCTAAACTTTTGAAAAGCTCACCCAGTTTCATGTATGATAGTTAAAAAGTATCGACCCTTATTCCTCCCCTTCTCCTTCACCATCCCCGTCCTGCAGATCATCCCCCTTTCCGTCCGTCCTTCCTTTTGCGCCCGGCACTTTCTTAGTCAATTGCTTCTGCAGCGCCTCGATCTGAGCCTTCAGTGCCTCATTTTCCGAATTCAAGGCCGCGTTCTGACTATCGACCGGCGAGAGATTCTCATAGAGCGTTTCCAGATGCTCGACTTCTTCAAATTCCTGCGACCCTTTTACTTTGCCGGGAATGAACCTGCCTTTCACAATCTTCACCGATTTCGGTTTATCGGCGGCGCCTACATTGGCGGCCTGCTCGATATGGAATTTTCGGCTATGCCGATTATCCGGGACAATATGGATCTTGTCCTTGCGGTCCGTAATCTTCAAATATTGCTTAGCGGGATTCTTCGAAGCCATAGAATTTTTCTTGTCGAGACCAAATGTAGATTCTTTGGGTATTATTTTCCAACCGAAAGTTTGCTTCTTTCAAAGAAACCGATAGTTTTGGTGCAAAATCCACCAATGACACCTATTAAGAGCGGCCCGCGGTCGCTATCTTTGAAAAACGTCCCGGACGACGTTTTCGAACTGCTGGTCCACGAGCAAACCCGCATCAAGCTTGAAAAAAGAACGGGTAAATTCGGTATCGAGCAGGTCGTCTATAAGCTCCTGCGGGCCCTAAACAAAATCTCCGGCATGAAAAGAAGGCCTTACGATCACGATCACATGTGCTATTTCGCCAGGTATGTCCTGCAGCGATGCAAAGCCAGCGAAACTCTTTCTATCTATGGCAGCGGCAGCGAGAGTATTTCTCTGCAGACACTTAATTCTCTTCTTCACGAATGGAAGCGCGATCACCCCAATGAATATGAGGAAGAAAAATCAATGGTCATAGGAATAGGCAAAACCCCAGCAGACGTGCTGGGGTTGAAAGGTCCCAAGAACGAGCCGCCGTCAGCCAGCTAACGGTACCCGGTACAAAAAGCAGCTGGGCAGGATCTCCGCCTCGGGCAGGATCTCGTCAACCGCCTTGCGCACGGCGTCGAAATAGATATCGTGGCCGGCCAGCACTCCGCCCGGCTTTATAAGCGGCTTGTAATTTTCCAGGTCGGCCTTGACGTAGAGATAGGTATGATTCGCATCCACAAAGGCGAAATCCAGCGAAATCTCCCTTTCCCTGAAATAGGCAGCTGCCTCCGCCGTCGACATCTGCAAGGGCGTAATAAACTCGGATACGCCGCACAAATTCATATTGTGCCAGAAACGCTGAAAGATATCCTCATTCACATCGGCGTGGTCATTGTCGACAGTCTTTTTCCACAAATCCACCGCATAAAAGTGAACCTTTTTGCCGCTATCCTTGATAAGGCCGGCCATATAGGCGGCCGACTGGCCGAGGTAGACGCCGAGCTCGACCAGGACATCGCCGTCCTTGGCGCGGTCTACGGCGTCGCGATACAACTGCTGGTAATCAAACCAGCCGGGAATGTCACTCCATTTCATGTTACTTGAATTTATTGTTGGTAATAGAAAACAGGTTATGTGCCGCGGCCGGCTGATGGGTATTGTCACTGTAGCTCGGCCGCTGATCGAAGACCATAGGCGTCACGACATAGGCTGCCCGGATCGGCTGTACAACGGATCGCAGGTACTCGTCGATGGGGGTCCGGGATCCGCAGGTTACCATACCTCCGAATTCATCGAGGATCCGCCTCATGCCCTGCTGGCTGAGGCCATAGGCATGGCAACAGACGACATTCTTGGCGACGTGCAGGTGTTCCGCCACGCGGTCAGTGTTGATCTCGTCAGGAAACACCAGGCCGCCAAGGTAGACTACTTCCCAGCCGCGCGGCAAGGACTCCAGCGCTTCGGCGACATGGTCCATATCCCCTTTGGCGCAAAAGTCATCCTCGAGGATGAAGAGATTGGACAAGTGCCGGTTTTTTCGGATCGCGGAAAGATGGGAGAGTGAACAGCCGTAAGGACCGTGCGGATGTGCGATCGCTGGTATCCGCTCAGCCTCAAAACCCAGCGTTTTGAATTCCTGCTGGCATTCCGCCCACCGGTCCGTCCGGCGATCGAGGTTAATGCAAACGATTTTCTCAAAGAAAGAAAGCGATGTATTCATATAGTTATTTTTGTTCGGACCATGGGCGGAACGGCTGACGTCGCCACCGCGATCAGCTGGTGACCGCAATTGTATCCGCCGCGGTAAATGGGAAAATTATATTTATTCGTACCTGGAATCATCCCCTGCGGCAGGTTCGTCCGCTTATCAATTTTGCCTCCCTGTTCTTTGAACTCCGGGAAATCCCCTTCGATCACCGCCTCAAATTCCGATTTATGGACATATTTTTTTTGTATCAAGGCTTTGCAGAGTGGGCGGCTTGTCTTGATGAGGGAGCCGACATATTGAAACCACTCCAGCCCCAGATCGTCGGTCACCACTTGATTGTACTGCGCCGAGAACTGGTTTAATGCATCCGTGGTGATCTGTTGGGTATACCTGACCATGGCGCCGCCCATACCAGGCGTTCCAACTATATAATCCCTCATCTGGCTCATCAGCTGTGGGAAGTCGCCGCCCGTCGTGATATTCGTGCGGAGGATATCCTGCACCCCGCTCATCACGCTTGCGTGCAGGCCGGCCGCGGTAAGGCCGTCGATCGTGGCTTCAATTGCTTGGGTTTTAACCACCTCCAGGACCTTCGGAGGCGTAAATTCGGCCGCCACCGTGCTGAAATATTTGTTCTGCAGTTTGGCGACGGCCGCAAAGGCGTCGGCGAATTCCTCCACCTTTTTCACATAAGGATCGGAGATGATGACCTTCTCCAGATCCGCCCGCAGCTGCCCGATCGCCTTGACGTTTTTTACCGTCGCCGATAGGCGCCCATTCTTGAGGTCGAGCTCTTTTACCAACCGGACAATTTCATTATAGGCGTCCTGCTGAATCGCGGGGATCGCCTCCTGGAAGGAATCGACTGCCTTTTGGATCGTCGAAAGAAGCTCGTCTATAGTCTCCTGCCCCTTAGCCGAATTGAAAGAATCGGTTGATTTTTGGTCCTCGTTGGGTTGCGCGTCTTGCTTTTTAGCTTCACTATCAGCTTGCTGATGGGGTTGCTTTTCGGGCTTTGCGGGCTTTTCGGGTTGGTCCGGCTGTTTTTCCGCAGGAGTATCTTGTTTGGCGGCGTCTGGCTTCCGGGAACGATCATTCGGATATTTTTCATCATACTCCTTTAGAACCTTGTTTCCAGCGTTTTCCGCGCGTTTAGACCCCTTTATCGTGCCAGCAACCTGATCGAGATCGCGCTGTAACCGATCTTTTACGCGCTGTTCGATATCTGGGTCGGGAATGCCCTTCTCTAGGTTTTCCCGGGCTATTTCAATGGAAGTCTGCAAAGAAGATAGGGCTTCCACTCTATTTTTTACCAGATACCACGCATCTATCACCTCTATAACATCGCCGTCATTCTTATAGCCGTTAACAGAGCGGATCTGGTCTGCCTTTGCCTGCAGCTTATCCCTCAGCACGGAAAGTCGTGTAATGGTATCCTGTAAAATGTCGCTCATTTATTAGCGTTTGTTGGATCCGTGTTGGGTGTCTCGTCAATTCCGGGCTTCTGCTTGGGGCCTGTATCATCCGCATTGCCGGTCTTTTGATCCTGGTTGCCGGAATTGTCGAGCTCATCCTGATTCGGATCGGTGACCGGTGCGCCTATGGCTTTTTGAGCCATCTTGAGCTTCAGCTGCGCCGCCTGATCATTGGCGTCGATGACCTCCTGGGCATATTTTTCGAGCACATCCCGCTGATCGCCATAATCCAGCGCGACGAACTTTTCATCCTCGTCTATGGCGCGACGGACAAACTGGTGAATATTGCAGCTCACGACGTAGTCTATCTTCGAGATGCCACCATTCTGCATCCGGGTCATTTTGTCATCATCCGCGATCTCAGGGAAGGGATCGAGAAGTAGCGTCAACCGGACAAGGGCCTGTACGTCGGGCTCTCCGCTGAAGCGCTTGGTGGCGAATTCCACCTCCATCTCCGTCACGATTGACGGATCCACCTTTCCGGTTTTGGCGTCTTGTATATCGCCAATCATGCTGTTGGACGACAGCAAATCAAACTTCAGGGGTACTGAAAAGGTCGGCACGAGGCCCTTCCGTTTCGATTCATTCGGGACAATGATCCGGTACCGGTAGTCTATTCCTATTTTTTCGATCTCCCGCATGATGCCGACAATATCGCTGGCGACCGAATTGACGAAGATATTCAGCTCATCGCGGTCGACCTCCTTGGCCGTACCGGATTCGCTGAGCGGCGTATCTTGAAGGAACTCCATGTTAATTGCGGAGAGGGCTTTATAGATGTGCGCGTCGACCCGGTCATCCTGGATTTTCACAATTTCTGTATCCTTGGATACATAGCCCATGGGCGGCGTGGGGACCTGCTGCTCCCCTAACTGGGCCGGCCGGATTACCTGGTGCGCGTAAGGCGAGGTATTAATCTTGCCTTGCCCTTTGCAGACCTCGCAGACAACCGTTCGGCCCTCCCGGCCCGGCAACTGCCCGAGGCCTTTACATTCCTGGCAGTCCTGAGTAGCATATACCCACATCGTGGAGTGGATATGTTGGACTACCTCCGCCTGCAGATCGGAATACTCCCGCACTGCCTCATTCAGGCCCGGAACAATGGATGCGATCCTGCTTTTCCACATGATGGTCTTGTCTAGGGCTTTCTTAAAAATGCCCTTTGCCCGGAAGGCTGGCATATAACCAAGGTTATGAACATAATTGACCACCAACTCTTTATCGCCCTTCGCGTTGACCTGATCATAACGCTGGATCACTTTGTCTGTGACGACGTAGTAGATATCGCCGTCGTTTTTGATGGTTGTTCCCACCTTATAGTTCGCCTTATCCGTAGAATAAAGGACGCAAAAAGACTCCTCTTCGTAGTCATAGACCAGGTTGCTGTTGAAGATCACCGGGAAAGGCCTGAGGTAAGTATTTTCCGGAAGATCCGTCTCCAGCGGCAGCACCACGATAACTGCATTGGCGTCGATCAGGTAATTTTTCAGCCCGACATTGAACATCCAATCGGTGAGCGATTTGAAATAGGGGAATTGCGATTCAAAATACACCTCTGGCGTTTCCTCTTTCGCAATTGCCGGCGGCACATCCGTCTGGTCATATTTAATCCCCCAGTCCGAGGCTTTGCGGATTTTACCCAGGGAGGTTAGGATCTTGGAAAACGTGCCTTCCGTGATGGGTTCATAGATCTTTTGCCGATAGGCGTGGATCTCCATCGATTCGGCCGGCCGCCGTTCTTTGATCAGCTTATGGGGAAACTCCCCGTCGGCATGGGTTCTGAGCGCATCATACAGCGCGACACTATCGTCATAGCACTTCCAGCGCTTGGGATTTGCCTTCTTCGTATACTCCTTGAGTTGTGCGGGCGTGATCTCCATAACTTAAATTTTCTCCCGTTCCGGGATAAAGTCTTTTTTGTTTTTCCAGACATACGGCGCCCGGAGTCCCAGCTTCCGGTAGGCGTATGCTGCCTGTCGATTGTATATGTTCTCCTGGAAGAGTGGCGTCGAATTGCCTCCCAGAGAATAGGTGAAATAGTCTTGTTTCAGCTCGAACGGGAACTTCCCTGACTTTTCCTGCTCCCGGTAATACCAATAGGTCGGGAAATAGGGCTCTTTGTGCGGGTAGAGGCTATGAGTAGCCATGGCGATGCAAAATGCCAGCTCCTCGGTTATTGGCTGACCTGCAAATTTCACCGTCGCGCACCTCGGCGGCTGGATAAAAACGTCCCGCGCAGTGTTGAAAAACGCGTCGGAGAATTCGTTTTTTTCAAAATAGAACCATTCCGCGTAGATCTTGTAAAACTTACGGCTTTGGATTTTGTACGCCGCGGCGATGGCGTGGATATCTCCCCAGAGGCTCATATTCTGGTCCGCATGCTCATTGGTGATCGTATACCCATTGTTACAGATCGTGAAGGGCCTGCCTTCGAGCTCGTCAAAGACCGTTTCCGGATCGTTGCCCTGGATCCACAGCTGATCTCCATCGAGGGAAAGCGTCCGGTCGAACGGCGAAAGGATATCGAGATATACCCTCGGCATGAGCGGCGAGAACGTTCCATCCGCGGCAGTATAATAGAGGGGATCCAGCTCCATCACGAGGGTAAAGAGCTTTCTTTCTTCCGCATTAAGATGCCTGGCGCCGGCATGATTGGTTAGCAGGGCGATAGGAAGCTTCCTATTCATGCAGCGGATGAGCGCGACCAGAACGGCCGCCATGCGACCGTAATTGGGATGCCCGAGGGCCAGTATGACGATTCCTTTTTCCATGTTAACTCAAATAGGCGTTTCCCCCGAACTCGTTGGCCTCGTTCAGGGTGATATAAAATGCCCCTCCGCCCTGCGAAAAAGCAGCCGGTGGATAACCTGGTGTTCCTGATGGCGGCGCACTGCCTGCACTGTTCCATTGGCCTAATAATGACGCGAAATTGACGGCCTCTATCAGTTTCAGCGCAATGGTCGCAGGAGTATCTCCGGCTAAAGCCACCACCGTAATCACATGGCTATACACTTCAAGCGTGAACCTATTGCCAGCCTGCACGTTGGGCCCGACTTGAAAATAGTTGGTGCTGGTCGAGCCGTTACTTCCTGTGCGTACCAGGGTAAGCGCTGGGAGTGCCTGGATCGTAAAGGGCTGGGTCGCGGGCGTTCCTTGGGCGCCGTTATCACAGATCGGGATAATTTTAGCTGAGTGGTTGCCGACCGCAAGATTATTGAGCACGATGGAAGGCGATCCTGCCTTGATCGGGGTGACGGCATTGTCGATATAGATATACCAAAGGGTCGGTGATCCGGTCGCCTGCCAACTAAGCGTGGCCTGCGTCTGTGAATTCTGCAAAAGGGTAATATTCGACACCGTGCCATCACATGGCGCAGTCCCGGTTGTTGATCCGGTAAAGGTCCCTGACCATGATCCCGTCACGGAGCCGCAGATACTTTGCAGCTGATACTCAATTTCTGTCCCCGCAGGGAGACCAGGTATAGTATAGGTACGACCATTCAGGCCCGACACCAGGTTCCACTGCGTTGAAGATGCCAGCCGCCACTGGAGATTCCAGCTGGTCGTGAACATCCCAAAATTGACGGCAATCGTGAACGAATTATCCGTCGGCGTGGTCGAGGTTACAAAGGGCGGACAGCAGGGGATCGTGGTCTGGCTATAGCAGTTGCTATTGATATCGGAGATCGGCATCGAGATCTTCAGCTTTGCCGAAGCCACGACGATCGTATTTTCATCGATCCAGTCCGGCTTATAATCTCCCTGGATGAATAGCTCATTGCTTACCAGCCCGGTATCGGTATTGGTAAAAAGGACATGGTCGTGCTTGAGCGCGACCACAATCCGCTGATGGAAATAATCCGTCAGTACGTCCGTATACCCCTCAAATTCCTTATTGATGCGCGCCGATGCCCGCCTCATTTTCCCATTTGATTTGGTATAGACCTGTTCGACAATCGGATAAATGGGCTTGTGAAAGGTAAGCGGCAGCCGGATCGTATTAAAAAAAGCGCTTGTGGGATAGCTGAACCCATAGGCATCATCATCATTCCAGTATGCGAGGAACGTACTATAGCAGGTATCCCCTACCCGGCGGAATTTGTTGCTGAAGGCAATCACATTGCCGCTGCCATCTGCGATACCGTAGCGAAAGCAGTCGCCGATCCGGAGTAGTCCGGACATATTGGTCTGCGGATAAACGGCAAAGCCATAATCCCAGAAAGCACCGAAGGTGATTGTGCCGGTACTCGTAACGATAGAGAGCGCCGGAAAAAGACAGCAATAATCGAACTGGGTTGAAGGAATATCAGTACCAACCACGGCGCCAAGCGCCGCGAGAAAGGAAGGGAAATCATAGGAGCCGGCTGGAATTGGCTGGCCGGCGTTCACGATGACCGGAAAAGCACTCTCCGCTACGCTAAGCCGGTATTGATAGCAGAGATTCTGCACCATAATTCCCTGATCGAGGATCTTGTTTCCATCCGCATCACAGATCACCAGCTTTAGGCCGCTGGCCGCCGGCAGGTCACCGCTCACCTGCAGTTGGAACTGGATCCCGAAATCGTTATAGGCCGGAAGGGAGATATCCGGCTGCGGCGGACAGAGAATATCCACCGGAGGGTTGAAATCGACGAAGCTATTCGGCGGGCTAATGATCGAGAAGCTCATGCGCGTTTGGGAATAAGGGTGTACTTGGCCATTCCCGCGACAGGGCTATAAGATATTTTGGATATCCATCCCTGCCGGACCTCGCTCGGGTCGCGGTAATAGGTAATCAACCCGTAAGGGTTCGCTTTGATCGCGACGAATTCATCCGCCGCCATGGGATAATCGAAGGAATCTTCTTCGAGCGCAAAAATTGGCTCGTTTCCGGGTTGGTCAGCAAAGATCTGGATGCTTAGGTTTTGAGCTTCTTTCACGTCCACCGCCTCCATCTTGCCGGTAGGATCCAGCTGCTGACCAGTTGCGAAATAGTTTCCATCGCCGGTTACAAAGACAAAGACGCTGCTCGGATCATAAGGGTTCTGGTACATGGAAAGCATCCATTTCATCCACCGCATCATGTTGCGGAAAGGCGATAGCCGCCAGTTGTAGACTGTCGACGGGTCAACCATGAAGCAAGTGGTCTGATCTACCTCGCCGCTGGCGGTCGTAACATTTCCCTGCTCCGGTTCGAAGAGCCGCGGAGATACGCTTTTTATTACGCCCGAGAAAGCAGTTCCCGGCACAAGGGATTCTTTAACGGTCAAGATCGAATCGCCCCCATAAAGGGTCGTCGGCGAGGTTTGGACAATATTGCGGGCGCAGGTTACGACGGTATAAGTCATTGGCGCTCCGCTCCCGATCGTTATACTGAACGTACCACCGACTGGAAAGACCAGGACCTGTCCGGTAATATAGATAATGTTCCCAGGCTGGAACTGAATGCTTTGACAAGTCAGCTTCATCGGTAAGACGCAGATCAGGAAGGTATCGTTATCAAACTCGCTGTCCTGGGTGGCGTCCCCGGATGCGCGCCGGCAATATTCGATCGCGTAGCCCGACGTCACAAAGTCGCAGGTCTTATCGAGGGTATTCTGGATTTGGGTGAAAGTCGAGCGGTACTGGCGTTTCGTAAGAAATTCATCCAAGCCGTCATAGGAGGAGGTTTCCCATTTCGAATAGCCGAAGTTCATCAAACTATAAAATTTCCCGCTCTTGGTCTCTTTTGTGATCTCCAGGATATTATCGAGCGTCATAAGGACCTGACTCTGGAAGAAATAATCAAACCGCTCCATCCGAAGGCGCTGCTTGCCAGGTCGCGTGGGGTCATCTTCGATGCCCAGTCCGGTGCAATGGATCGCATTCAGGGCATTAAAGACATCCTCAAAGGAAAGGGCAAAAATGTTGACATTGTTGAGTATATCCGACTGCGAAGAGTTGAAATTATCCAGATAGCCTCCTTGCGCGTTCAGGACGGCTTGGCGAGCCTGAAGGCCCCGCATGATCAGCCCTTTCGTAAGCACTTCGAACGCTCCTTCACCGTCAGTAGCTGCCGCATATGGCTGGCTGTCTATACGCCCGAAATAATCTGAGACGACGGAGAGCTCTGTATTGGTGATATTCTCAGCGATCCGGCTCATCGTTTCCAGGACCGGGAAAACTTTGCAAGGCGTATCCACATAAGTCGTCGGCGCCTCGCAATTGATGGAATTATTTCCGTCAAACGTGAAATTGGGCCGCGCGCCTAATCCAAACTTCCCAAAGATGACAGCGAACATCAGGGCTTCGCCATTTTGAAGGGGATAAGCCGGATTGTTATATTCGAAATCGAAATTGACGATATCCGAAGGCCCGGAGGCTCTATAAACTGGGCTTTGCTGAATAATGGCATTGACAGACCGACTGCCATTAGAATCGTATAGATAGGAGATCAGCAAGATTTGGAAAAACCCTTCTCCCGCCGGGCCTATGTCTGAATAGAAGCCTTTAAAAACGATATCTATGGACGGCGCCTCTACCTGGACCAGGTTGGCGATATTGATAGGAAGCAAGCGAGGCTTATACATTAGGTAAGCCCCACCGATATGGCCGAGATCATTGTATCCGCCATAGGCGATCTGGACACTGGTAATGTTCGTAGCAATGTTAATCCCGATACTCGGATATTGAACGAAGGATTGCAAGATTTCGACCGCCCGCACATTGGTAAAAGGCGGGATGAAGTAGCCGGCACTGATGTTGGGATCGCCATGGATGAATGCCTGATCGTTATACAGGGGATAGCTGACGGGTTGAGGCCCAAAGTTCGCATCGCCGATCCCCACGCTGGTATTATCCGCTACGATCCGCTCAATGACGGTCTTGTTTTTCAGCGTGATCACCTGCCCCATGGCGCTATAGGGTGTCAATGGCGTCTTCAGGTCATAGCCTATCATATTCTCCAGGTCGACCTTTTGGTCATAGAGGTTATTGAACTGCAAGAGCGCGGATGAGGTTTCGAGCGGCACATCGATATAGCAGAAGTCGCTGTCCACCCGCTTATATTCAGTAAAATTGAACTGGGCCTGGTAGAAGAACTGGTACTGGCAATCCGGACACTCCGGGCAATAGTATTCAATGAGCAGCTGCACATTGGCCACAATGCCAAAGCCCTCATAGGCGGTGCGCAGGATCCAATAGGCCTGATCGGTCCACTTCAGACTGGAGAACGAATAATCGAAAAAGACACCCTTCAGATCCTCATCGCGCTCAATTTCGATCGTTGCATCCGTCCATCCGGGGGGCTCATAGAGGCTGCCATCCTTTTCCGTAAGGACAGTGTTCGTCCCGCCGACGCTGGTCGTAAAATCGATCATGGTAAATCTCCAGTTCATTTGCGTCGATGATACCGTTTTGAGATGGAAATCTGTCGTTCAATTCCCTTTCGGATGGCATGGACAAACCCATTTTCGTCGAAAGAAAATTCATTCATCGGCAACTGGGAAATAGCGCCTCCCAGGTGACGGGCAACGGCGGCGCCCAGCTGGTCATAGTCGATCGCGGCGCCCCCAAAGCCTCGACGTTCCATATCTTCCAACGGGAGGGCTGGATTTAGATCGCCGGTGAGCATGGCATTGGCAACCTCCGGCTGGATGAGTTCATTGTGGATGGCTGACAGGGCCGGGAAATACTTCCGGTTGATATCGGCTCGGACGACCCGCTCCCCCTTGCTAAGCCGGGCAAGGATCGAATCGGAAGTAGACGTTCCCGGGCCGTCGAGCATTTCCACGCCAGCGCGGTAGGTCGGGAGCGGTGTGGATTTGATTTTTGATAGTTGAGCCGTGGTTTGCGCAATCGCGAGAGCAGTCAGGACGGCAGCCAGGATGGGATCGTCGGCATGCTCAGCCCATATCTTCGCAATGGCCAGGAAACCATCGATTTCCGCCTGCTGCTCATCATTATTGCGCTTTTGGATATCCGCTTGACGTTCGGAGGCAATCTGCTGACGTTTAAAGGATTCATCAATAGCCGCCTTTTGGGTATTGGTCAGGAATTTTTGGTTGAGGGTAGCTTCCTTGTCCCGATCCAGAGCAGCCGTGCGGTTTATCTCCTCCTGCCTGATCTCATTGTCATTGACCGCAAAAACGGCATCCGCGATTTTCTGGGTGATCTCGATCGTAGTGTTCTGGATCGCCTGGTAGACCTGCTTTTTGTGGGCCGCTTCGGCATTATCGATCTCATATTGCTTTTGCAGCCGCTGGTTTTCCAGCTCCAGCGACTTCTGGACGTATTGCTCCTGGGTGATAATCTTATTTTGATAAAGGCGTTCATTTTCTTTTTCTTCATTATCAATATTTTCCAGTTCAATCTGCCGGGCCTGCTGCTGCAACTTAAACCGCTGGTCATTGGTGGTGGTGGGACTGGCGGCCTGCCCTTGCAAGCGGGTGATCCGGATGTCATTGACGGCCCTTGAGCTATTGGTCTCATCCTCGATCTCCTTTTGCAGATAGGCTTTTCGCAAATCTGCTTCCTGCTGCAAGGCTTTGGCGTTGATCTCAGCGATCTGCGCCTGTCCTTTCTCCGTATTCCGCACCCGTTCGTCGATCGCTGCGACTTCCGCCTGGCGCTCCAGTTCGACTGCTTGCAGCTGAAGGGTATATTCCTCATGCGTGCCCCGTTGGGTGGCATCGAGCTTCGCCTGGTTGACGAGCTTAGCGCTTTCCAGCTCATCGAGATTGCGCTGGCGGATGAAATTGCGCAAGAGGGCGCTATAATCGTCCTCGAACTGCAGGCGCACCCGCTGCTGCTCCTGGATATTGTCCCGGGCAGCGAGGGTATCGACATCGCGCTTTTGGATCAACAGTTGCTTTTCCAGCTCCAGCTCTTCGTTGCTGCCTTTTTGCACAACGGCAAGCTTTCCATTGGCATAGGCCTGATAGATTGCCAGGCTACCTTTGGCCTGCTCTAGGGTATAATTATACTGCAGGTCGCGGATCTCCCGGGCGGTCTGTTCCTCAATTGCCCGCCGCTGAATGCCGGTCAGGTTGGCATCATTTAGTTCCAGCGCTTTCTTTCGGTTCAGGACGCCGATCTCGGCATTGAGCTCCTCTTCCGTTGATTTTTTCGATAGGGCAAGGCGGATATTGGCCGCGGCGACATCGTCTTTCAGCCCTTCTTCTACAGCGTGCTTCCGGAGCTCTTCAGCTTTGGCTTCATCTGCGGCGCGGGCTTCAATTAAGGCTTTTTGGCTATTTTCTCCCGTCTCGAGCTGCTTCTGGAGGTTCTCGATTTGCGCCTTGGTATTATCGATATCGTCATTAATAGTCGATTCGCCTCTTTCACCATAGAGCCATTTGGTCAAGAACCAGCTGGACTTTTTGGAATCGAGCTCCGTTTTCAGCGAAACGAGCTTTTCCTTTAGAAAGGAAATTTGCGAAGATACATCGCCGATATTTTTTACCTCAGCCGCATAGAAACCGGCATTGTTGCCGGCAAGGGCCCGCTCCGCGGCAGCCAATTCCTTTTCCTTCTCGAGGATCTGGGTCTGGCTAACATTTTTTGCCTTTAGGACGGTAAGCTCGGCCTGGAGGTCGCGGATCCGTTCACTATTGCCTTGTACGGAGATCCGTTGATATTCCTCCAAGGCTTCCATCTGCAGCTTTTCTTCCTCGAGGAGCTTTTTCTGGGCCTCGGCCGCTTTATTGGTGTTGCTGGTAAAGGCAAAGAGGGCAGCGCCGGCGGCAACCAAAATACCAATAAGCAAAACGGCGGGATTGGCTGCCATGACGGCATTTAACGCGGCCTGAGCGGCCGTAGCGGCATACCGGACAACAATATATTCGCTTTCGGCAGCCGCGGCCAGTTGAGTAGCTGTTGCTTGTAGCGCCGCCTGCCCCCGGGCAATCAACTGGACAGCGGCAGATTCTTTCAGCGTTACATTGTAGAGCTTCTGAATACCGTTGGCCAGCGCCATTGCGGCAAACACCCGTTGCGTCGTTTTCTCGAGTTCTTCGGACTTTTCCCCGAAAATGGCCGATGCGCCGGCGGCGGCTTCAAATGCGCCGGCGATGCCTTCTGCCCCTTCTACAACGCCCCCTAAGTTTTTTGTTTCGCTGGCCACCCCTCCAATGTCTTCGCCTACCTTTTTGGCGCTGATCTGCAGTTCTGCCAGGCTATTTTTGACGGCCTTATAGACCTCTGTATTATCAAGCCCTGCCTGCTTCAGCTGGACGAGTGTATTGGTATAGGCCCGCGTTTGTTGTTGAATAGTGGAGGTGCCGGCGGCCAGGGATGCCGTCGTCTTGGCAAGGGCCCCCATTGCAATCTCGGTTGCTTTAATTTCCTCCTCCAGATCGGTAAAGGCGTCTGTGCCGGCCTGAAGCGATGCCAGCTTTGCCTTTGCCTGATCCAGCTGGGAGATCATCTTTCCGATCTCCGTGGATACGCCGGCGGTAGATGTCCGGAGGCTATCCAGCGCCTGTTTGCCGGCGGCCCCGACAATGCCTTTAGAGGCGTTGTTCGTAGCATTCGCCAGTCGGTCGAATTGGGAACCGGCGCCGGCGGCAGCCGTTGCTATCGCCTTGACGTTGGAGGCGGTAGCAGCTGTCGCCTTATTCAGCTCGTCGAACTGCTTGACCTGCTCTGCCGACAAGCCGCTTTTCTGCAGTTCCTGATTGGCGGTTGCCAGCTCAGAATAATCGCCGGTGAATTTAATGACGACGTTGCGGGTATCCGTGGGCATGCTTCATCTTTCGTCTATTTGCATTTTCAGTATCTATCTCCTTTTTCATATCGTTCAGATGGAAATAGTACTCGTATATAGAAAGGCTCATCAGTTCGATCTGCGGCGGGAGCCATTTAGCGAGGGCGATTTTCTGACGCTCTCGAGTAATGGCAGACTGTCGGATAGCTGTGACGAAATGGTCTCCCACATCTTGTCGTTCAGCACCTTTACGACCTCCGAATAGTTCTCTAAATTCTCCTCGAAGGAATCCAAACCCGGTATCAAATTTTTGATAGGGGTCGACAAAAAAAAACTCTTCAGCGACAGGTCCTTTTTCCATCGCTCGATCTTCTTTTGTCCATAGGCAAAGTCATAGCGGTACGGGTCCTCGGTTTGATCGAAATACATGACCGCGGCGAGTTTGTATACGATCTCCGGTTCCACGATCAATCCGAGCCGGTCCTGCAAATTTTTGTTCAGGATGGAAATCCGGTAAACGTCGATCTTTTTGGGATCGGCAAGAATTTCGCGCATCGCCCTACAATGCGCCTCCAGGTATTCCCGGGTCGTGCGCATGCGCAGCTCCTCATAGAAGCTGAGGGCGGTCAGCGCGCGCTCGAATCCCATGGACAGCACATCCGGAAAATGATAATAATCGATGCCGTTAGCCGTGAAGGCCAGCTCGATCTTATGGCCCGGGCGCAGCTGATGCGCCGGCCTGCGGAAAATACTTTTCAAGATTTTTGTTAAGGTCATATAAATAGCCGCTGGCCACAGCGGAGCCGTTTTTTTTGATGACGAAGGTCCCATGGACGGTCTGCGCGGGTCGGATCTCGAGCACCTGGTTGTTCACGCCGCGCAGAAAGCATTTGTACAGGTTCCCGCAGGCCGTGCATTTGCTGACCGTAAAGCCGCAGCGTTCCATCAGCGTCCTGAAATTCTCCTTAGTAACCGCCTCCATGGGGAATAAAAAATTGGTCTTTCCAGATGGCGATGAGCCAGTTTAACCCGATGACCGGTAGCATCAGCTCGATCAGGCCGCATGCCGGCCGGCCCAGCACGTAGAATACCAGCGTCCAAAAGCCGCCCATGCAAGTCAGGCATTCAAATGCGGGCTTGTGCAGGACCTGCGGTAGGATGCGCCAGAGCCAGCGCCGGACCGGCGCCAGGATCATGCCTTCCTGGAAGCATACATATACTGCCAAGATCTTCAGCGACGTGAGGACAACCTGCTCCAGCATGACGGACGATTTGCTTAGTGGCAGTCGATGATCGAGTTGGGAACGTTAGCCGTGACATTGGCGAACGCCATCAGGATCGTATCGTAAGCTTCGGCGCAGAACGTTAAGGGCTGGGGAGCCTCGTCCTGGAGGGTCTTTTTGACCTGCAGCTGAAACTTACCGCTATAGGGATTGAAAAGGCCGGTGGGAAAGTCCGCGGCCAATAGTTCAAAAGAACCGTTCTCGTCGGCCGTTACCTGCTTGGTATATTCATTGCCGAATTTGTCGGTGACGATGTACCAATACTCGGTAGCAGGCGTGAGATGGGCGTTGATGGTGATATTGTCGACCGCGGCATTGGCGCCGCTGGGCGCCGGCAGGGTGATCTGAAAAACGCTATTGCAAGGGGTAACAAGGCCCATCCGCCGGTATTTTAATCAAACTTACAGGATTATTTTAATTCCGGGAGATTATTTTTTGTCCATCGGACGGAACCAATCCATGAAGTTGTTGCAGAAATACCGGAACGTATCGAGGGCATCGGATTGCTGCGCCGGATCATTCCGGTCCTCTTTGACGATCGTACCATCCGCGCGCTTTTTGACATTTTGCATATCGAAAATTAGCGGAGCCGCCTTTTCCTCATCGATGGTGACTTTATAAAAGGCTAGCACGCAGTTGACATGCGTCTGGTTCTTTTGTAGCCGCGGATTAGGCTTTACTTTTAGCTGGCCGGGCGACAGCCGGAGGTATTGCTGGATCAGCTTATAATGCGTCACCTGTTCGGCGAAGAGAGACGTTTCGTTATTGCCGGAATAGTCACCCGTAACGATGTACAAGCAACCGGGATAGAAGACCAGGACGTGGGCACATACCGCGTCGACCCCGGATTTGGGAATCTTGAAGACCTGCAGCACATAGATCCGGCCGCCGTAATGCTGGATCACCGCACAGCACATGGGATTGCGGTTGAAGTCAAAGGACAGGTAAACCGGCTCTTTGGGGTTGAGCTGACAGTGGCCGACATGCTTGCTTCGATCGAACGCGAATGCCCAGGGAGCATCATTCGCCTGGTTGCCCCAAAGCCCCAGTGTATAGACTTGGTACCAATAATAATTAGTATTCTTGAGCGACTCGTGGAAAGCGATACGTTGGGGCGAGACATAGGGATTATCGACATAGGTGACGTGCGTCGCCCGGTAGGTGACCTGGACCGGATTGCCTTCCTTATCCTTCATCGGTTGGCCGGTCTTGGGGTCATTGATTACCATTGCGCCGGTAAAATTCAGCTGTCCCTCGTATGCCGCAAAGAACATCTTATAGAGCCAGAATTCCTTATAATCCGCAGTCAAGGCTTCCGGGTTGAGACTGAGCCAGACCTTGATCTTGCCATAATCCGACCGAAGGCCGGTAATGATCGTAATAAAGCCTTCTTCCGTCGTTTGGTTGGCTTCTTCGACCCATACCTTCGATGGATTCGTAAAGGACCGGAGTTTGCCCGGATCATCCAAGCCGCGAGTAGCAAAAGTTCCTCCGCTCCGGCATTCAATCCCGAGCGGCGACGTTTTGAACCGGAACAAGGGATCGACGCCCCATTGTTCGGCGTTATCCTTGATCATCTGCCACTGAGCGTCCTTGATGGATTCGTGCGTCTGCTTGATCAGGATGCACCGGAAATAGTCAGCGCCCATGCAGTCCTCGGTCAGGATCTGGGCGATGAACTTCGACTTTCCGCTATCGCGGCCGCCCCATAGGATTTCGATATCGATGTCATTGGGCTCCAGTAAGTGATGGAAGCATTCTAAATAGACGTCTTTATGGATCTCGACCTCGATCATTCCTTTACCGGCAGCTCCTCGCCGGTAAGTGCGAAATATAGGTTTTGCAGCTGATGGACTGCTTTCAATTCGATGCCGGCAAAGCCATATTCATGCTCATCGGGCCCACCGTCCAGCAAAAGATGAAATTTGCCGGTATCCCTTTGTCGAATTACGCTCATATTATTATAGAACAATTTACCCACGGCGTCTCCGACAGATGGTTCCCAGTTTTCTTCTACAGTTTCAAATCCTATTTTTTCCAGCCATTCCTCCGAAAGGGGCACCGGATCAAGCTGCTCGGGAGAATAGTCGTAACCCGGAGAAAAGGACATGGTAATATCAGCATCCCCATCTTCGCAGACGGTGAGGGAAGTAACCGATCCGGTCAGGTTCGCCACCGTAGCGATATTGCCAATGCGGAGCTCTCTCCCATTTATCATAAATCGTTAATTTTTTTGGTTTATCCTACTTTCTTTTTACGCTGATCTTCAACACCTTTTGCTGATTGTCCTTCTCGAAGCCGCCGAGATGGCGGATCAGATCCACTCCGGATGCCCTTTTATCCACGAATTTTAACTCGACGCTTTTAACCGGCCGGCCATCTGGGTCATACCGCTCAGTCGTTTTAATCCCCACCACAGGCTTCAACAGCTCCCTGGGCAGTGTAGTAAGATCGAGAATAGTGTTGCCGGCGCCGACAAAATCTTTGATTGACCAGAAGGTAAAGCGCTTCATCTCATTGATTAAAGAATCCAGTGAAAGATCCGCCCTTATAAGGGCTTCGTTTCGCAACTGGTCGATCCGGTCCCTAATTTTAGGATTTCTCAATAGTTCGTGGCCGATAGCGCCGGCTGTCTTCTTAGAATAACCAGACCGTATAGCTGCTTGAGTATCATTCATATCGATCAGCCACTCGTGGCAGAAAAGTTCTTGTTTGGCCGTGAAGGCAATTGCATTTTTACCGGGGCTCTTCGGAGGTTTGCGCGTAATGGCCTTTTTCAACGATTTGGGGGCTGTCATGCCATAAAGCTAAAAATAAACTTTGGGTTCGAAAAGCCTACTTCGGGAATAGTTCGGACGGATCAATTTTAAAGGCGTGGCAGAAGTTGTAGAATTGCTCCAGGGTAAAGGTAAATGTGGGATCCCGCTCGATTCGGTAGATGCAATTACGGTTCATGCCTATGCGGTCGGCGATTTGCCGCCGGTTTTTGACCACATCGTCGGCAATAAGCAATTTCATTCGTCGGATCATGTTTTCGGTGATGATCCGATGGGGCGGGGTTGACCGTTTTACCATTAGCAGCCTTTGAGGGCGTACAAGATAATACCGGAAGTTGGAAAAACCTACTCGGATGGGGAAATCGTGGGGATAATTGGAGATGGTCGCGCCGGCGCTATTTATCCCTCTTTTCTACATAATCGACACCGTCAGGCCAGATAACCCAGTTACTGCCATCGGGTTGTTTGATCAGAAAACATAGCCCATTCCACTTGTCATCCGCCCAGACGCCCACCCCTAGGAATTTCCCATCCTTAAAAATCAAATAGGTGATGCCAATAGTCGGAGCGCTCATTGCCTTAAATATCGTTTTTGAAACAAAAGCGGCGGTGCCAACCGCCGCCTTGTCTTTGCTTTCATTCGTAATTTGATATTTTCTGCCTGCATCTGTGCGGTCGAGGCGGCCCCCGATTGAGTTCTTCAGTTAGCCTATTAAAGTTCATGGTCTTCCTCCTCTTCATTGCCAGCTTCTCCAGCCAGGGCTTTTCCAACGCCATCAGATGTGGGAAGGGCCGGCATATGCTTTTTGACCAGCTCTTGAATATCCCAAATCTGAACGGGCTTGACGTGAAGCTGGCCCGCAATATGCCGGGCTGTTTCTTCATCTACGGGGTTGAGGGCATAGATGGCAGTGGATCCGAAAAAGCGAGTAAATGATGGGGCGTCTTTCGTTTCCGGGACGTCAACGCGGAGCATGTTTGCGCCGGCAATATTTTGCTCGGTACAAAAACCGGCGATGCGGGCATGCCCGAAGAGCTCGACCAGGCACCAGGCGCTAAATGTTGGTAATGTGTTCATATCGATCTTTTAAAGTTTACCAAATTGGTTCATATACATACCGGAAGCCCTGGAAGCCGCGCATCGGGATCTTGCGGGGTGCCTTTTCGAAAGGTCCAGCCATCAGTATGCGCGGCCAGGTAATAATACTGCGGCTCGACCAAGAATGCCCGTTGCCATTGAATGCTGCCGTCGCACCGGTTTGATAGCCGGCATAAAATAACCGGTATCTGACCTTGTTGCAGACAATCACGTATACCTGGGCCACGTCTTGCTGTGGACAGTTTTTGCTCTTCTGCATCCAGATTCCTTCCTCATCCGCCATGGTCAATTCGAAATAACGGATGAAGGCGAGTAAGCCACCTTTCTGGATGATCATATCCCTGCCCCAGGTAACAATGATGCCGATCGATGGTAGTCCTCCATAGCTAATGTTCATGGTTGCTTGATTAATAGTTCAATAACGTCGATCCAACCTCTTTCAAAATCCTCATGCGTCCAAGTCTTGCATTCCGGCAGCCCGCGTAGGAAGTTTCGAATTTGCATTCCCTCCCGCAAGTGGATTGGATGAACAGGGATTTTTTTCTTTTGAAAGTTCAGCCGAAGTATGACATTGATGCCACCTTTGAGCCCCTTTACATGCCGAAACCACCTGATATTTTCCTTGCCTATAAAGGCGGCGACCTTTTCAATAATGCTTTGCTGGATTTCCATATCAATTTTCCTCCGGCGTTTTAAAATCATTTTTCTCTTCAAGGATTGTGATGGTTTCTTTTAGGGCTAAGATCATGTCCTGGCGCTTGGCATTGGAGAGGTAATTTGCAATTCCCGGATGATGGAATTCAAAGACTACTATAGCGAAGCCGAGACTTGGGATTTCCCGAGCGATCTTTTTTCCCAGTTTTCTCATGGCGGCAGCTCCGATTTGTTGACTCATATTATTGCTATGTTTATTGAGTTAAAGAATCCGGTACCGGGATCTGCGAATGGTTCTCCAGGGTGCTGTCCCACGGGTAAAAAGTACCGGTCAACGGGCCTGGTTCCCAGCAGAGGGTCGTACATACACCGATCGCGCCGACGAGCATGACGGCCAGTAGGATGATCAAAACGATTGTCCGGTCGGTGAAGCGAGGCCGAGCCGAGGCCCGCCGGCTTCGGATCGTAAATTCCTGGGTGCGGTCGTCCCACCAGGCCTGTTCATTATCTTTCAGTTTAGGTATCATAATTGGTTGATTTATAAAAGTTCGAGTAATTCGGGATTGAAACGGATCTTGCCGGCTTCCCTCTCGATCAGCTCGAGCGTCGACAGCCGGGAAAGAGCGTTCTGGAAGGTGCTGGAATTGACCGAATAACCGGTAGCTGTGCGCGCCGCGATCTCGTCCTTGCTAAGCAGCTGGTCCGGAGTGGCAAGGATCACTTCATAGAGCTCCTTTTCACATTTGCCCAGGTTCGTGGAAAATGTGTGCGCATTAAATTTGTGCTCGAAGACCGGACCAACAAGGGAAAGGATCTCCTGCCACGCCTCCTGGTTATAAGTGATCCGATCGCCGCGAACGATCAGGCCACGGGTATTCAGCTCCGAAAGCGCATTTTGAAAAGTGCTTGAGTTCACGGAATATCCGGTGGCCACGCTTATCTGCACCTTGGTGAATTTCCTATTGTCGAAGCCGGCCAGGAAAGAAAGGATCGCGCGGGCGCACTTGCCGAGTTTATCGCCATCCGGCACATTTTTATCAGGTTTCGGTACGGGTTTTTCGGATTTCGGCTCATTCTTAGCGCGAATCGGCTCACGTTTCGAAGGGATCGTCTCGCCTGCAGGCGTCGGAATGGCTGATATCGTCAATGGCACCGCCAGCTTGCTGATCCGGCCCATGCGGTTGTTCAGCTCATGGATCACATCTGTCAGTTCCTTGATCTTTTTATTGCCTTCCTGGATGAGTTTCTTGAAATGGTCGGTCGTATCGGCACGTGCTTTATCAGCAGCCCGGTCGACGGCCATCTGAACCTGCTTTTCATTGAAATGCGGATAGGTCGGTGCAGCTGCCGCCGGCGCCTTCTTCGTCTTCGCCAACTCTCCTGTCAGCCGCTTCACCTCCACTTGGAGGCTTGCGATATCCTTCAGCTCCTTCTCCGCGTCCTTCGGCAACAGGGACAATTTCGACAGTGCCGCCATCACTTTATCGGTCGGTTTCTTCGGTTTGATATCGAGAGCCATGCCGAATTTCGGAATAGTAGTCTCACAAAGGCCGATTGTTACCTCATGGACATGATGAGGCTGAATACTGGTACCATAACAGTAAAAATGCCGCGGCTGTAGACCACGTAACGACAGCCGGGTGTATTGACTGGAGGAAGTAAAACCTAATTCCCGGGCAGCGCGGTCCATATCGATGTCGAGATTGGTACGGCCGACAAACTTGTTATTGCACTCGGCAGCTGCATCCTTATGGAGCTTGCTTATCCGCTGCGTCAGCAAAATCCCGCAATAGCCCATCTTCCTTCCACCGCTCATTAGATCGCGAACAGCAGGACCCGATTCCTGTTTATCTTGCTCTCCGCAGTACTTATGAGCCTCCTCGATAAACACAAAATATGGCTTCCAAAGCGTCTTGGGCAGCTCCATCATGGTCTCCAGAAAAATCTTGACGTATTCAATCCGCCCCTTCATCTTCATTTCGCTCGGATCTATCACGACCGAAAGTTGGTTAGATATGATTTCCCGGGGAAGTAGCCTGGCTGCTTGAAGACTGAGTGGTATGTCAGCTGCATGACCGCCGATAACTATTACGTCAGACAGCTTTTCTTTCAACGTGTAGTATTCTCCGTCATAATCAATTACAATGAAAGGCACTATCCCATAGCATTTCTCCATGATCTTGCGGGCAAGCCCGGATTTTCCGCCGCCGCTGTTGGCCTGGATCAGCAGCCTGCTGACCAGCAGATCCGCGAGATCGATTTCCGTGCCGATGTCTATTTTTTGCATGTGTCTTGATTTCCGTATAATTCAATGATTTTCTGTAGTAAGGGTCGCATGTGCCACAGCAGACGGGCGGGGGCGCTGCCAGAGGAATATATTTGGATAGAATCTCTGTATCTCTTCAAAAAAGGCTCGAGCTCCTGTAGTTCGCGGCTGATCTTTTGATCCAGCGCTTCCTGGGCCATTTCCGTTCGCGCTTCCCAGACCGCCTTTTTCAAGGCGTCCATGATCCGGGGATGAAGAAATAGGTCCATTTGGTCGATGAACATCATCAGCTGGCCCATTTTTGTTTTCGGTGGCTGTTCCTTCTTTTTCATTCCCCTGGAGTTTCATCTTTCCCTTCCTCCACACAGGCACTGCAGAGATCCGCTTCCACCCAATGGCAGGCGTTCCCAGTCTTTTCGATACACTGGCGGCAATCGTCATCCGTGCATCCGCACACCCGGCATTTGCGGACCGCCGGCACAAAGAGATTGTCGTTGTCGAATTCCAGGGCGATCCATTCTTTCGTCCCTTCCGGGATCTCCTCTCCGGCCATCTTGCTGATCGTGAATCCAGGGTAGATCCCATCGGAGCTCCCTTCTTCATCTGCTCCCCGTTCGTTGGCCGCCCAATCGAGGATCGCCACCTCTATCTCCGGGTCGAACTGCTGCAATTTTGCGATCAAGTCTTTGTTTTTCATCTCAGTAGTTTTTAAGAATGTAGTCAATACGTTCCTCCTGGCTCATGTTGCTATATATCGCCGGCGGTCGCTCCCATTGCCTCGGCGGATCCGGGGCGACATTTTTCAACTTTTCAGGTGGCAAGGGCGCCGGCTTTTCCTGCAGCTCGGCTTTCTGCCACTCCTCAGTCAGGGAATAGACAGCCGAATTGTCTTTTTGCACGGCAATTCCCCGGTTGATTAGGCTCCGGAGTACACGGACGCGCTTGATGTCCGTCGTGATTACAAAGAGCAGCTCCTGCATGGCGAGGATCTCCCGCCGTTGATCTTCTGTCAGATACCGGATATCAGTGTCCGGATGGAATTGTTGTCTCATCTTGCGTTTATTACAATTAAAAAAAGGGCGCTTCATCATCCTCCATTTTCGAGGGGACCGTCAGACAAAAGCTCACCTGATCTCCGGGGATCAAAAGCCGGTCTATTTCCCGCTCCAGGATAGCGACCATTCCCTGGATCTGCTTTTGCCGGTATTCATGCTCGTCTCGCAGCGGGATGCGCCGGTCCCTTTTCATCAGCTCCGGTGCTATCCGGGCACGCAGTAATACCTCCCCGCGGACCAGCACCTCAATAACCATAGACCAGCATTGCGGCGTCCATGGAATGCGAGGTCACCGGGGCGCTCCAGCCGGTCAACCGCTCAAAGGCATTTACCTTCAGTTTCGTGATCGATTTGACCGGCCGAACCATTTGAAAATCGATGCCCAGGCCAAGGAGGAAATCTTCCCAAACTTTAGCATCTCGCTTGACCGACCCCGCTCCTTGCGCTTTATAGGCATCTTTTTGTCTCCGGAATTTAGCTTGCCGGGCATCCTCCACCCTAACCAGGATCCGGGGGGACATTGCCCAATCCGCTACCCGCTGCATGGCCTCATGGATCAGCAAGGTGCGGACGCTGAGGAGTCGCTTTCCCGGCACCTGGTAGACGGCATAACCCGTCTTTACCCCGGTATCGATGCCGATCCAAAACCAGTATTTCGTGCGGTCAAGGCCGGTTAAAGATTCGATTTTTGCCATTTGTTTTCAATTGTTTAAAAATTTCCAGCACTCCGAATGCCCGAATCAGCGCATCCTCAATCGCCGGCCCCTGCAGTCCTTTTTCCGTCATATGAGCCCTCGCCATCTTCCAGAGTACTTCATTCCAGCCAGATATGTAGTAATGCAGCTCCTCTGCCTTGAGCGCAGCAAAATGCTCATCAGTAATCGAGGTGACAGTCACTTGCTCCGGATTGGCGCACCACTGGCTGTAGATGCTATTCACCTCCTCCTGGATCTTCGCCAGCGGCGGCCCTTTTGGCGCAGCGGCCGCTGGCGCGGTGGCTCCTGATTTTTTCCATCGCACATCGTTATCCTCCCATTTTACCAGCCGAAGCTCGAGTACCCATGTTTCCTCCAGCTCCCACTTCATTTTCGTCCGCGACTTGTTGGCCTCCCGCCAGTAGTCGTAAAAAGCCCGGATCATTTCTTTTCCATAGGTCGACAGGTGGGGGACCAGGCTTTGGTAAAATTCCTTTTCCCGTTCGAGCATAGCCAGTTGCTTTTCTTCCGTCTTATTCCGTGGGGGGGGCAAAGGCGCGTCAGCGCCTCCTTCCCCCTCCCCTTTTTTCTCTTTATTATCCTTATTTATATTTGTTCCCTGACTGTTCCCTGACTGTTCCCTGACTGTGTCATTCTGTGTCCCTTTTGCTGTACCCGCACTCTCATCTAATCCTTTGCTGTCCTGCGTTTCACTGTCCCTTTTGCTACACCTTTTGTTTTTTTCCGGCTGTTCCTTCTGCGTCCCGTCATTTTGATCTAATCCAGTGCCATTGCGGGTTTTGCTATCCCTTTTGCTTCCCATATCATTTTCCGTTCTTCCGATCGAATTATACCTTTCGAAGTTCACGAGTGAGAGTTTCGTGACACCACCTTCTTTGCCGACGACGACCATCTCTTGGCTACGCAATACTTCAACAAAGTCACACGTTTTATGGATCGACCAGTTCCACCGGCTCGCTATCCACCTGATGGAGGCGACAATTTCTCCCCGGTTGCGGGTGATCGCCTTTCCTTTAATCAGCTCCGTTTGACCGTCCACAAAGGACGCCAGTTGAATTAAGTCCAGCCAGGCCTCGAATCGACTGAACACTCTGTGTTCATTGTAAAGAAAATGCTCGAATAGGGTTCTTCTGATCGGTATAAATCCTTTGCTCATCCGATTGTGAGGATTTTAGCGGGCACGGATTAAAACCTAAGCCTCTGTATCGGCTGTCTTCAGTTCCGGCACGAGGGCCGGCAGCTGCGCAATAAGTCGGTCCAGATCTGCTTCACGCCGTTTGGCCTCGGCATAATGGGCTTGTTTCATTTTGGATTCCTTCGGCTCCCGGCACGCGTAGTAAGCCTTCTGCGCCTCCCGGCATTTTTTGGCCGTTCTATACACCTGCTTTAGAACATATACTGCATCCATGGCACTTGATTTTACGTAGTGGCGGCCGCTTTGACCTCCAGCAGCCAGTAGAGGGTATTCTGCCCGCGCACCTTGACCGGCTCCGGGACGATCGCGGCCCTTGCGGACTTATCCTTCGGCAATTCCCAGGCATCCATGAACGTCTGCACGAGCTCCAGATGATGGATCAGCAGGCCGCCTTTGGCGATCTTCTTCAGCGGGAAGCCTTGTTCATCCTTGAAGAAAAACCACTGATCAGGGCTGGCATCATCCTGACAAAGACTGACCTTGTCGCCGGCTTTCAGCTCCATGAGCTGGCAGGCATTGACGCTGAAGGAAATTTGTCCTTTGCGGCCAAAGCCTATTTTGTTCACATTTTTTACCCCCCCCCCCGTTGACTTTGGCGGGAAGCGTTTCCTGCGAGAATACATTCAGTTTCATGTTGTTTGCTTTTATAAGAATGGAATGATTACTTGATCGGGATTGGATTGACGGTCATGTTCTCCAGGTTCACATAGCAGCCATGGTGGCGGATGACGCCTTTGCGAAAGAGCTTCCATAGCAGCCCTGCTCCAAACTGCGCCAGCGTACTATTGATAAAAAGGTCCTGCCGGTTGATCGCCTGCGCGAGACTGCAGCTGGGCCCTTCATCGACTTCTTTTAGTTTACTCAGCTGCGGGAACTTCTGTAGCACGGTCTTTAAGCTACCGGTTGTTCGCTTTTCGCCCGTTGGCTGCGGAGCCGGCTGGATCGTTCCAAGGATGGCCTGCCCGGTCTCCTGTGCGTTGCCCATATCGAGCCAGTAGTAGGTGCGCTCGGTTGCGACACCCTTCCCCCTGGGCTTCAGCTGTGCTCCGATCTTTATGCGCCCGGCAGCGGTATCGATGCAGGTGATGATAATATTGGCCCCCTCGCTTCCGTCGAAGGCCCGGCTGTTGGCTTCCCAATCCAGACCAAAACAGCGATTAATCCGGCTGACCAGGACGAGCGCCTTATTCAGCCCGAGATCCGGCTCATAAAAAAGCTGCCGGGCAAGATTTGCTGCGGAGACCACATCTGCATCCCAGGCGCGGATGTGAAGCCCAGGATGACCGAGCGCCTTTAGCGTCTCGTGCAGGCGCACGAGTTGGTTCAGCATCTGAGACCCGGTACCGCCGAGGCCGACCAGGTGCACGGTGACCTTGTGCGCCGGATCCAGAAGATACTTTTGCGTATAATGGATCATAAAATATCTTTCACGGTTTTTTTGCCGATGGGCTGTAGCTCGTCGAGCTCCGCCCAGGTCAGCCGCTTATTTTTGATAAGTTTGGGCCACAAAAGATTGATGTTGGTCCTGGTCGGGCTCTTCGAACCTTGGAGGTGCGAGAATTCACTCAGCCAGAAGAGGTCCTCCCAATATTTCATTAGGGCGGCGTAGGTACGTTCTTTGGGTTTGGGAACCATCGCACTACCCAGGCAGACGTCGCCCTCTTCGCCCACATTGTGGAAAGGCGCCCGCAGTAGCGCGGTCTTCTCATCGGGGCGCCGGTCATCCGGGAGCGCATAGACCGCCAGCTCCCTGCGAGAGGCTTTGTAAAGCATAGGGGGCACAAAGGCTTCGCCGTTTGCGATGTGAAGCGACTTCTCGAAGAACAGCCGGCGACGTTCCGCGGGCCGGTGCCAGATCATGGCATAGTGACCGCCGGGCAGCCCCTCGTAAAAGAGGATATTTGGCGGCAGAAGGCCTGAGATAGCAATCCGGTTCTGCCGATCATCAAAAAAAACGTCAATCATCCCCTGGATCGTCTCCTGCTTAAGCGGCTTGGCTTCCAGGAGCGCACCCTGATCGTCAATTTCGTGGCTCTCGAGATAAGCATCGCCCCAATCGTCCATCATGGAGGTATATGCTATGATCGCCAGGCGCGGTTGAAATGTCTTGGTCAGTCGTTCGGTAAGCTGATTCATCTTTTTCTCAAGTATTTGGTGACGAGCTCCTGGGCCCGGCTGGTGAATTGCTGCAGCTGCATCGGCCATCCCAGGAGCGACTCCAGCTTATCCAGGTCCGCCTTCGTCGTCTTTTTTTTGATTTGAAGCGTAACAAAGGGATGCTCTACCCCTTCCTGGGCATTGGCATCGAGAAAGGTTTCGGTTTCCTGGGTGATCAGATCGGAGGCATCGAATAAGATAGCAGATTGATCGAGCAGGTGCAGATAGCTGGCAAAATCGTCTCCGTAGTAACCGCGGTAGATGTAATCCGTCAGACTTCGCCCCTGCCGCATGATCTCGACCCCCTGGTGAATAAGATTGGCGATGGGCTGACCTGCTTTATAACAGCGCGCCCGGCTTTGCATTTGGGGGAGCGGAATTTTGGGCGCTTTGCGGATCAGGGCGATATATCTTTTCGGATCCCCCTTTTCGTATTCGGCAATCGCCTTTTTCACTTGCCTTTTATCTTCCGCATTTTCAAAATCATTCACCAAGACGCTATCTTTCAGGTAGTCCAGCCCATAAGCCATAATGCCGTCGTCCCAGATGGGGATCTGGCAAGCCGAGGAGTATTGATTCAGGAAGGAGAGGAACAGGCCAAATAATCGCTTATTTTCCTTTTCCAGCTTCCGGAGCGCCGGGCCTACTTCAAAGGCCGACCAGGACCAGTCGTAGGGGCATTCCTGAAAGATCGTTACCACATAATCCTTCCCCTCCCGGTCAATGTTGAACTCAAACCCCCTGGGTATTTGATCACTCAGGCGACGCAGGACGTAGGCTGCCGCAAAGGGCATGGTAATCCCCTTTTCCAACGGATCAAAATCAACCGGCTTTCCGGTGCGGATCGTCTCCAGCCGTTTTGCGGCAGACAGCAGGATCTGATAAAGCCCTTTGGGATCATCGAGCGGATGGCCGAGCGCTTTAAAGAAGACCTCCGTACCCGGCTTCTCCTTGAATCTTACGGTATAAAGGGTAGGTCTTGCGACGGCAGCATCCGGCGTTCGTTCTCCTGATCGCGGGCGTGAAGCCGGAGATCTCTTCTTTCCTCGCGCAGTACGCGACCGAGCTGATGATGGAGATCGTCTGGTCTTAACTTTTTTCGGCATGATTTCTTGAAGTCTTTGGTTTTCATCTTTATCCTTTGGTTCCAACGGTCGTCTTGAACTCATAGACCGCCTTATCTCCCTCGATCTTCGGTCCCGCGATCGTGGAGGTCGTCAGCTCTTCATGCTGGCCGGCATAGAATTGCATCACCTCTTCGGGGGAGAGATTAGGGTTAAAGTCGGAGAGCTCGACGGTCTTGCCGTCTTTTTTGAAATGGAATATGCGGGTGAGGCCTGTTACTTGTAATGCCATATGCTCGATTTTAATTGGTTTCCGTTTCAGGTGATTGGGTTTCAAGAGAAGTAGGCTACGCTTCCGGTAAGAGATCCGGCGCGGGCTGGGAGAACATATCACCGACCAGGAGAGCAGGCGCGGTTTTACTCTTCTCTTCTTTAACCCGCTTCTCCCGTTTGGGCGTCTTGTCCTTTTGAGCAATCTTTTTCTCCTTTGCTGCTTTAGCGGCCTTAGAGGACCTTGCATATGCCGGCGCCTTCTTCTCCTTCGACGCTTCCTTTTCCTTGGTTTCGGCGTCCCGCTTCACCTGGTCGAGGTTGCTGAGCAGGCCTTTGATCGCATTCATCTGGCCGGTTACCTGGTCAAAGAAGCCTTCATCGAGCTCCGCAGCCGTACCGGTCAGCACCAAGGGTTTTACTTTTGAGGCGTTCTTCGCCTGGGGCTCTACCGACATGGTAATCGTCCCGTCTTTGCCTTTGATCCGGAGCACCAGATCCATTCCCTGCCCCAGCGATTCGAGTTGTTGGAAAAAGTTCATATTGTTGTCATTGTAGCATTAGTGGCATAATAAGTCCGAGATAATTGGCATCTTCCTCCGAGGTGATCACCACGCCGCGGTTGGGCCCGTCGATGTGAAGGAAAAGATCATCGAAGGGCAGCTGCCCAAGTACCGTTCTCAGCAGCACCGGCGCCAGGGCGATCTGCAATGTCTTTCCCGCGTATTCACCGGGCATCGTAACGACAGAATCGCGCCCCCGCTCTTCGCTGGCGGAGGCCAGCTTGAATCGCCCGTTCCGGCTTTCCAGAGGTTCAAATTGCAGCAGGATCTGTTTGTCATCCGTCAGCAGGCATTTATTAAGGGAGGTCATGAGCTGAAGCCGGCCGACTGTAAGATTTGCCTCGCTGTTGGGAATCACCACCTTCCAGTCCGGATACTTATCGCTGGACCGGGTGCTGATGACAGTAATATGGTCCGCCTGAAACGCAACATGATGAGAATGCCAGCGGAGCGTTGTTTTCTCCAGGCCTTCCAGAGCAAGGCCGATCTTAGGGGAAACAAGGATGGTCTCCGTTGTCGGCACCCCCATCGGGAACCGGTATTTGAACAGGGCATGGGCATTCGTAGAGACGATCGTGATGGCATCAGGGGTTAGTTCAAGGCAGGCCTTGGTCATGGCGGGTCGCAAGTCATCCTTGGATGCGGTGGCCATGGACCGGAGAAGCCAGGTCATGAATTCCTCGTTCAGTTCCAGACTATTCTTTTTGGGGATGTCCGGAAGCTTTGGAAAATTGCCCACCTCCTCGAGTCCGGCAAGGTGGAAGACCTCGTCGGCGGCGGAAAACCGCGCCTTCTTGCCGTTCAGCTCGATCACCAGTGGCTGGTTTCCCAATAGGGGGACGAGCTTTGAGAGGAACTCGAAGGGAATAAGCATCTCAAACTCCTGGGCGCACTCACAGGAACAAGTATAGCTGATGGTCAGCTCCAGGTCCGTCGATATCAGCTCCAGCTCGTTCTTCCGCGCCCTGCAATAAAGATTTAATAACACATCGAGCGCAGGTTTTTTGAGGACGGCCTGGCTTAGATGTCGGAGCGCCGGTTTGAGGCTCTCCGTCGAAATGATGACTTTTTTCATTCAAAAACTGTTTATATAATCGCTTGATCGAATTTTTACCGTGTAACCGCTGAACAGCCCGAATACTGATCACCTGCTTATCTGTGCCCTTCGGCTTGAGGATGTTCCATTTATTGATAGACCTGATCAGGTTGTCCGGTATCCGAAGCACCGGAATCCGGTTGCCTTCATAGAGCGTCAGCTTACCATGCACCTTCACCAGGTAGGCGCCGCGGAGCAATTTTGATATGAGGAGTTTTCTATTTTTCATATCAGAACAGCGATCGCTGGTTTTCTTCTTTGGGCGGATCCGGGCGGCGCGCGCGGTTGGTTTTGGTAGGGCTGCTTTTCGGGCTTTGCGTGGCGACAGCCGGCGGGGCAGCAACCACCGGTTGTCTATGTTCTTCGGCGGTTGGCGGAGGCGTCGACTGGGCCAGCCATTCCGCCGGTATATCAAGGATATCGCTGGCCAGCGCCGGGTATTTAAATCCGCTCTGACCCTTTACAATAAAGACATGCCCGTGAACGGAAATGATCTCCACTTCCTCGCCGGCGGCGCCGTATATTCTTTTGGGCGGGAGCGCGCTTCGGATATCGTGCTTAAGGGTAGGCATGTCAGGTGAATTCATAGCGTTCGTTCTCTTTTACGATCGTTGTCTGGAAGGGGAAGGCTTCCTTTGGCACCCGTTCGATCATCTCCCGCAGCGTCGCTGATCCGGTAAAAATGACGTGCTGCGTCTCCCCGATCCGGATCTGCAAGTCCAGGCGATCGCCGTCGAACTTGGATTTCTCGATCTTGAAGGCTTCGACCGTGATTGACCGGTTGAGGATCCTGTCGATCTTGATTTTGTCGCCCACGAATCCTTTCTGGGCCGGCTTGATCCCGAATTCCTTGAAATTTCTCATGCAGTAAGGTTTTGAGTAGGTGGTTGCAGTCGGCATGGGCAGCCCAACCGTAATAGGATGCGACCGATTGAAGGGTCAGTCGACGCGCAACCATGCGCGCAAAATTCTTCTTGATGGATTTGCGAAGAAGCGTATGGGTAAGAAAGAACCGGTATCCGACAAAGTCGATGCCCCGGGCGGCGACGGGAAAGACCTGGTAATTGGCTTTCAGCTGCAGGCGCAAGTGGACTTCGAGGTACTGGCGGATCTCGCCCAGCAACCGGTGCAGCGACGGCTTATTCGGGGCCAGGAAAACCATGTCATCCAGGTAGCGGAAATAATGCCGGACCAGCTTTTCTTCTTTCAGCCAGTGGTCAAAATAGGTCAGGTAAAAATTGGCGAAGTACTGCGACAGGTAGTTGCCGATCGGAAGACCCGGAGCGCTTTCGATGATCTCGTCGAGGAGCCACAATAGATCAGGATCCTTGAATTTGCGGCGAAGCAGCCCTTTGAGGACGTTATGGCTGACCGAGGGGTAGAACTTGCGGATATCGAGCTTAAGACAATAGCGGGTCGCTTCTGGGTCGCGGAGGGCCCTTTTAACAGCCCTGGCGGCGCCGTGGATCCCGCGGCCGCGGATGCAGCTATAGCTATCGGCCGTATAGACGGCCCGGAAAATGGGCTCGAGGATGTTCAGGACCGCATGATGCAGAATGCGGTCAGGGAAATACGGCAGCCGGAAGATCTCGCGCTCTTTGGGCTCGTAGATCTTAAAGGTAATATAGGGGGATGTTTGGTAGGTCTTCGTCAGAAGCATTTGCTGAAGGCTAAGGAGGTTGGACTCAGCGCTCACCAGGTGCGCCTTCACGCCCGGCTGATGACTTTTGCCCTTGCGGGCCTTTTGGTCGGCCAGCCGGAGGTTATCCAGGCTGCAGATCTTCTCGTATAACTGACCGATGCGCTTCATCCTTTGCTGTTGGGGGCCCGCGTTCGCACATACAGCGCTACCGGCGGACCCGGTTTAAGAGACATTTTTTGCCATGCGGGCAAGGCTTGCGAGAACGATGATCGTTGCAAATGCTGGGAGCTGCCGGTCGTGTTCGTGATGTCGTAGTTCGAATCGTTGAACCGGAAACTGGAACCACCCGCTCCGCCCTCGCGCCGCCTGTATCAGGACCTGCTAAAGCAGGAACCGGTTATAGTGATCCAAGAACTGGGTTCCGACATAGTCGCTGATTCGCTTGGAGCAAAGGCGGAGCCGGGAGCCGCCGGTCGTGAGCGTGAGGGCGTAGTCCGAAACGAGGAACCGGAAACCGGAACCAGTGTGGACAAAATAGGGCGCCCATTTTTGCTGATTGTTATTCGGCGACCAGTCCCATTCCCATCCGGGAGGAAGGAACGCTTCTATCACTACCTTGAGCTGCTTATAGGCGATCTCATCAGACGTTCCGCTGTTCAGCTCCATATCCTGTGGATCATCGCCGGTGATCCGGCACGCCGCCTCAAAAGAGGGCACGAGCGGGATAATGTAATCCTCCCATTCCTTGATATTGGTGTAAAAGGGAGAGCCGCCGAATAAATTATTTAGTGTAATTAAACCACCTTCGTCAGCCTCCTTATAGGCTTGCAAGACTTTTTCTTTTGGAATTTGAATCATATCCATCGTTTGAATTTTAGCGTGTTCATGCGGCGCCCATCAGGCTTCCGAACAGCGTCGCATATTTAAAAGCCAGATCCTGGTATTGCGCTTTGCCTTCCTGGTAGTTGGCATCGCCTCGCCGGATCGGAACCTGGAAGACCCGGCAATTTTTTTTGCTGATCCCAATCAGCATATCGCGATCGACCCCTTCGATATCCATGTACCAGGCGCGTTGGCGGAAATATTCGAAGTAGTGGCAAGCCTCTTCGAATTGCTTCTGCGTCTCGGCCGTCGTGCTTTTGATGTCGCCGGAGATCTGGAGCTTCGGCATGGCGAAGAGGTCCCATTTGCACCGGACATCCAGCAGGAACCGGACGCCAGCATATTCGACTGGAAAGCCTCTTCGGATGCTGACCTTTTGGAACTCCGAATTTTGGGCCAGCAGCTTGCAAAAGGGTACCCGGTAAAAAGCCTTCTTCATTTCCTCGGCGAGTTCGAAATCTCCTCGGGTGTATTGATTTCCCGCACAGGTATACCGGAAGTAGTTCACCTTATGCGGCTCGGTGATCATGCAATCGATCAGGGTACCGAACCGGTAAGCGGCCTCCTTATCGTAGCGAAGGATCTCCGGCTCCCAATAGCGCTTTAGATCGGAGAGATCGCTATTGCTCACCTCCGGCCGGCCGTAGTAGGGATCATTGACTTCCTCGATCATAGAAGCGGTGATTTAGAAATTCCTGTCCGTTGTTCCATTTCGATCAAGCGTTCCAGGCGATCACGCGGTCCAACGGATGTTTCATTGATATTCCTGGCCAGCTTCAGGGCGTCCTCAACGAACCAGGTGATCTCCTCCCGGACGCGGCGCCGGGTCAATTCCTCCGGTACTGTTGTTTGCCGCGCATGAGTAATGCAGCGCTCAACGACATTGTCTATCCGGCTCATGCCTCCTCCTTGTTTTTTTCTTTCCGGTTCACAGCCTTGACATCCAGTTCATAGCGCAGATATTCGCTCTGGATCCGTTCGCCGGATTTCTTGTCCGTATCTTTGGCCGCCGTCTCGCAGAACGTCTTCATCGACTCCAGCTTTACGGATGCCATTTTATCAACCGCCATCTTGCAGCCCTTGTGCTGGTACCAAAATTGGAAGATCTGAACCCATCCTGCCGGATGCAGTACGGTGATCTCATATCCTTTCCGGGATTCGGGCCCATCGTCTACCAGGCTGGCCGCAGCCTGATCGAAGAGCGTGCCGGCGATCAGCGAAGAGGTTGTCAGCTCCGCGGTCTGTCGGTTCTTTTCCTCGGCCGCTTCGCGCTCCCGCTGGAGTTTCTCCTTTTCCTGGCGTTCGCGTTCCAGTTTTTCATTTTCCAGCCGGTCATTCTCGGCTTGCAAGGCGGCGAGACGTTCGTTTTCCCGCTGCTGGTCTTCCTCGCGCTTCTTCCGATTGATTTCAGCCTCCTGGCGCGCTTTGGCTGCCTCGGCCTCGAGTCGCTTCCTTTCCTGCGCATTGGCCCGGGCAATGTTCGCCTGACGCTGTTCTTCGGCTTTCCTGGCCGCCTCTTCTTCCTGTTGGCGTTTCAGTTGCGCCTGGTAGCGCGCCTTTTCGGCTTCGCGCGCCAGTCGGGCGAGCTCCGCCGCTTCCTCGAATTGCTGCCGCAGCGCCGGCAGCCGCTCGATGAGCGACTGTTTGAGCTCCTCCATCTCCTGGTCGTGCCGGGCGATCCAGCTATCAAAATCATAGTCTTCATGTGCTTTAATGCGGGCCGTGTTAATCTGCTCTTCGGCTAATTTGGGAAAGACAGGTAGTTCGTAGCGCAGCACCTCGCCCAATTTGGTGCGCACGAAAGCGGTCGACGCCTGTTTCAGGTTCTCTGCACTTTGGTCAAATCCCTCCGCAGCGATCGCATTGAAGGAATCCATCCATTTCTGCCGTTTATTGAAAAGATAGCCCGTCAGCAGGTCGCCGATCTTTTGGGTGACCCAGCCGATCAGCCGGGCCTTCTCCTTTTCGATCTCCGCTTTTCGTTCCGCTTCGATCCGCTGGCGCTCCGCCTCCTGGATGCAAAATTTCGCCCAATCGTTGCGAAGGCCCTGGATCTGGGTGATATCGTTCGGAGCCTTGGAGGCGATATCCAGTTCTGCCTCCAGGCCGGTGAATTGCCGGGAAAGCGCGGTGGCCAGCTGAGTGAAAGGTTCGCGCCGTTCTTTCATCGTCTTCAGGGTCGTGGAAACTTTGATCAAAAAACCTTTTGCTTGCTCATCGAGCTCGGCCGTCATCTTACCCCCGGCCGCGGCGACCTTCTGCAGGATCCGCTGCGCGCCGGCCTTCGCACCCATGTTGGACTTTTTATTGGCCTTAAGGATATTGGGGGCATCCTGGAAGATGTTCAGGCTTTCGCGGAACATCACCACATCCTTATCCTCCTGTTCCGGCGAGACGGGTGCCGGCAATTGATTCGTATCCATTTTATTCGCAGATTATTAAATGATTAATAGGGTTGATCCGGATCGTCATCGAAGCTGACCGTGCGACCATTCAGCTTCGATTCGTGAGCGGAGTGAGAAGGAACCACAGCAGCCGGTTGTTGCGCGGTAGGCGAAGCGTTCTCCGGACTGAATGGTTTGGTAGAGTTTGCAATTACCTCCGGACGCACCGGCGCGCCAGAAGGCGACTCGTCGTCGACATCCATCTCGACGTCCGTGAACTGCTCCACGTTGGCCGGCGTGGTACCAATAGCCCAATGCTTCGCCTTACAGGCGTGAAGGGTGATCTTGGTCTTGAGGAATTCCGGTTGAGGTTGCTGTGAGCCGTTGTGGTTCCAATTGGGGCCGTCCTTCATCTCCGATTTCTGCCGCCAGGATTCCCAATCGCTCTTGCGGAAGGTGGCGAATAGATCCCTGCCATTCTCATCCAGCTCAAAGCGGATGTAGCCTGCGATGATGATATCGGTCTGGAAGTTCTCCTGGTGGCGCAGGACCCGACCTTTCTCCACCTGGTAGATATCGCCCTGATAAACCAGGACGGGCTTGTCGGCACTGAGGATCTGGCCGGAGCGCTTCAGCTTGCGGATATAGGCGCCGGCTTGCCGCTGCAGAACGGCCTTGCCGCCGCGGGGAACAATATAGACCTCGTCATCGGCGGGATCGAGGCTGTATCCATTGACGGCCGCGGTCGCGAACACGGCATAAAGGCTGAAGGGATCGCAGTTGCGCAGCTTCTCGCTGGCGGAAAGTATCTGCTTGAAATGGATGACATTTCTATGGTACATCATATCGCCCACCTTTTCGCGGTGGCAGGCGTTGTAGTTACGGATGTATCGGTCACGCACGAAGTCGAGCTCACCGATCGCCGCAGGAGGCGTATTGGCAAGGACCTGCGTGATGCTGTTTTGCGAATTTGTTACGTTTGACATATATAAGACTTGTTTTCGCTGTTAGAAAAATGGGGCCGGGCTCAACTCCGGCCCCTACTTCACTTAAAACTGGATCCAAAACCGTTACTCCTGGTCCTTCTTTTCTTCGTCTTCCTCATCGTCCGGGCCGGCGTAAAGCCTCAGCTCATCGGGAATGTTTGTCTTCATATTTAAAACCGGGTAACCGTCCCGGCGGGTTTACAAAATGCCGGTCTTTCCCGGCCGCCATCGAGTTACCCATTTCCTTTCCTTCTCGAAACTAGAACGACACGCCGTGGGCTCGGGGGCATAGTCAGTGATACGCATGTCTATGGCCAACCTTCAGGGCATTTCTGCCGTGTGCGTATAAAGCAAGTAATATTTGCCTGTGCCGGATCACCTCTCCCTTTCAGGTTGTAGGCGTGCTTGGAACGCCTCGTTACTTGTGTCCGTCCCTGCACTATTTCTTTCAGGCCCATCTAACCACCGATACCGGTGTCGGTGGGGTCCTATAGACGGCCATTCAGAAATAGACAGCAGGCTCTTAAATATTTTGATCCAAAGAACTTTTTTATAAACCCAGGCTTGGGAACAGGCCCGGCATAACGATTACGTGCCTATGAAAGTGGAGGAGCAGGGATTCGAACCCTTGTCTGGCGCGCGCCGTCCCTCCGCCTTTCGGATACTCCCCCATTAGCGGCGGCATCCAATATCATAGTTTAGCCGCCGCCGGTTAATGTATAAGACCAACAAAGAACTAATCCCGGATTCCGCCGGGCCGTCCGAGGCCGTGTCGTCGCCTCAAGCTTTTTATACCGAGTATCTACCTGACCGGACCAGAATTTCCTGCACCTTCAACCGGGTGCGCCTGTTCAGCTGCTCCCAGTGCGGAAGAAGCGCTTCGGCCGCATCAAAGGCACCGGGCACACATATCACCCAATCATACTTCCGCGGGTTATTGACGATATCGATCAATGTTTTCATTGGGGCGTTATACATTCAATTTTCAATTTCCTCAGTCGATGCCGCTTTTTTTATAGCGGGCAGCTGGCCACCGCAGAAGTCAGCCCAAAGGGCAATGCACTCGATGGCGAAAAAGTCCTGATCATCCACAGAGAAAGTGCAAAGCCGGGAGCCGCCGGACGAGTACGTGAGGCCGTAGCGCGAATCGCCGAACCGGAAACCGGGGTCATTCATCAAAAACCAGCTTCCATATTTCTCTTCGCTGCGGTCATTCCAGTCGGCGACCCGCCGGCTGACCAGTGCCTTTCGGATTACTTCCAGCTGGAAGGAGACAACTGG